AACATACAATGGCAGTGTAAAGCGAGTAAATACCTGGAAAGAAATTTACAGGATAATTAATGACACAGTTTCGTGACCCATCAGTATTAAGACCATTCCCTCCAGAGCTTGAGCCCTACAAAGGTTTGATCTTCTGTCCCCTTGATTTACCACCCCCGCCTACAATTGACGAAGAACGATTGTTTGCATACATTCGCATGCGTGACGAACGAGACCGCGGAACACTTGCTGGTAGCGTAAGTGGTGCAACTGGCCCTATTCCCTTAGACAGTCCTTGGCTACGTTATACAGCATCGTGGAGCAAAGAAAAGAACACATATCCTTGGCGCTTGCTACATTTGATGCGCAGTGACTTTGCTAACGATGGTTGGGAATTTTACGACGAGTTCAAGCAGTGGTTGCCAGACCTGGCTGCATACTTTGAAAGTCTACCAGTAAGCGAGTTTTATACCATGAGCCTGCTAAATCAAAAAGCCGGGACTGACGTGGGTATTCATACTGATCCAGATGTTTGGTTTGGGCTTCGCTTTTACGCTGTTAACCGTAGTGATGCTCGCATCTTCTTTCAAAAGGCCAAGAACCCACAAGACAAGCGATTGCTTAACTTGACCCGGGACGAAGCAGGACAAATCAAACAGTTGCCGTGGAGTGACTTTGTTGAAGATGAAAAGATTTACGCCAAGTATCCACAACCGTGCTTCCCTTTCCACTTAACAACTACACATGCCGCACATGGCGTAGAAGCTGTACCAAGTGACCAGGAAAATGCCCGTGTAACTGGCTTTATTATTTGTCGTGTAGATCCAGTGCAGTATGCAGAACTTCTAAAACGAAGTGTAGAGAAATATCGAGATTACGCTATTTGGTGGTAATAATAAAGGGGCTTGTGGCCCCTTTATTTTATTCGTCGTCGCCGTAAATGCGAAGCACTTCAGACACAGCAGGGTGTCGTTCCACGTGAACTCGATCAAACTTGACTAGACTCATTCTTGAACTTGGGTCGGAAGTTAATCTTTCGATAAAGTCCGCTAGGCCATTTTGTTCAAATCCTCTATCATGTTGATTCAAGTCACCAGTGATGACCATTTTAGATCCTTCACCAATACGAGTTAACAGCATCTTCATTTGGCTAATTGTTGAGTTTTGCAACTCGTCACCAATGATAATACTGTTCTTAAAAGTGCGGCCACGCATGTATGCTAGTGGTGCAATTTCAATAACTCCTTCGATTAACATACCTTCAATCTGCTTGACATTCCAGTAGTCACGTAACACATCCATAATAGGTCGAGTCCACGGTGCCATCTTTTGTTCAAGTGTTCCTGGTAAGAATCCATGCTGTTCGTCTACACTGACTGCTGGTCGCGTCACGACAATGCGATCTACAGTTCCAGCTTTTAGTTGTTTTACAGCCCATAACGTGGCGATGAGTGTCTTGCCTGTGCCCGCTGGGCCTAGTGCAAATACCATGTCTTTCTTGGGATTTTCGAGGTACGCAAGATAATCTTCTTGTCGTAAATTACGTGGGGTAATTTCTACTCGCTTGTACTTGGAGGGTTTTTCATCACGGAAATTGTTTAAGTCAATGACTGCATTTCCGTCAAATCTTCTTTCACCGTTGCGATCACCAGCAGGGGTGCGCTTCTGTTGTTTTCTCATCGTGCTCCTTTACAATAACTGTATTGTTGGGCTGATTTCATTAATTTGTGATAAATTTGTATGGTTCAACCCAACTTTCTTGGGTTGATTCATCGCTGAACCAAAAGTATTTAACCCCAGACCGCAAACTGGGTAGGGTTAGGACATAAATCAGCTAAATATCTTACTATGCCAAAGCAGAATTCTATTTACAAAAACCTGGACAATATACACCGTAGTCCTAATGTCATTGACACACTAACAGAAATTGATCGTGTGTTGGATCGTATGGATGTGTATGCCTACGAAAACTGGATCAAAGGTGAAATTGTTGACGGTCCGTTTGTTGAGCGTCATTGGGTTGAACTAACACTAATGTATCCTGCTAAGATGATGCCAAACCCTGATGCTGCCATGCGATTAATTGCTAACGGTTGCAAGGTAAAGTTTGGTAAGGACAAGTTAACTACATTTGCCAAGGTAGAAGGTCCCGAGGATCTAGTTACCACCAAAGAAGGCGAACGTATTCCAAGACTGGTTACAAAAACAGTATGGTTGGTTAATTTAAGAATGCCCATCAGTTTGATTGACGTTAGCGAAGAAATTAGTGATGTTGACGACATTGACTATGACAGCGTTGAAACTGCATACGATGAAGAATTAGATGGTGAAGAAGGCATGCAGGCTAACTCACAAAGCGAAGAAGGTTCAGATGATCAAGCACAAGAAGTACCAGCTTAACGAAAGCCTACGTCCCGGTGACCTACGTGATGTAGTAACACCCATGATTGAAATTGATCGCTACAAGCCAAAACTTGGCACAGAAGCAGACACAGTGGTAATTTGCTTCAAGTGCGATACAGCCGAATCAGCAGTGGACCTAGGTGCATATTTGGAATGGTCCGCAGTTGGAATTGAAGATGTTGAAGTCAGTGATGCTGTTGACAAAGACGGCAAGTTTCACGTTTACATTGAGGTCCAACGACTACCTGGTATCAATGAAAAGATCATGACCATTATTTCTGATGTGCAACATGCAACTGGTCCACAGAAATGGAAGTTTGTGGGCATGGACGGACGCAGATCGGACTTGACTTTAGGCGAATTAAATGCTACAATTATACAAGATCCAAAATTATACGATCTTCCACCAGAGAGTAGAAATTGGTATCTTAGAATGAAAAACTTAACAACCTATTAAACACAGTGGCTAAAGAAGAAAGTTTTATGATGAAGGGCCGTATCACCGAGGCCTTACCAAATGCGTTATTTAAGGTGAGTTTAGAATCAGGAATTGAAGTACTTGGATTCTTATCAGGGAAGATGAGAATGCATAGAATTACTATCATTCCTGGTGATGCAGTAGACATTGAAATGAGTCCTTATGATTTATCCAAGGGCCGCATTATGTTTAGACACAAAGGATAAATTACAGTATGTGGATACTGAACTGGTTGCCTGATTTTGTATTTCACCTAATATTAATTGTAGGTGTGTTAGCCCTTCTGGCAGGTTGGGCATTACGGATGGTACCACTTGTAAACAAGTATTCACTACCTATTCAAGTTGTTGGTGTTCTGCTAACCATACTGGGTGTATGGTACGAAGGCGGCATTGCCAAAGATGCAGAGTGGAAAGCTCGTGTTGCTGAACTTGAAACAAAAGTAGCACAAGCAGAAGCCAAGTCTGCACAAGTAAACACCAAAGTTGTTACCAAAGTTGTTACTAAAACTCAGATCATTAAACAAAAGGGCGATGATGTGGTACGCTATATTGATCGTGAAATTACCAAGTACGACTCTGAATGCAAAATCCCACAAGTGGCTATCAAGGCACATGATGCAAGTGCATTAAACAAAACCATTGAGGAAGTAATATTAAACCCATCCAGCGTTGTTGGTACTACAGACCACAATGCTCTGGCTGCACCTAAAGCGAAGAAATCATGGCGAGATCACTTACCAAAATAATCATATTATCAGTTGCAAGTATTGTGCTTGTGGGTTGTAGCACTACTGTTCCTGTCAAGCGTACTTTCCCAGACGTTCCTGAAGCGTTGCTAAAAGAATGTGGCGCACTTAATACCATTAACAAGCCTGAAGTAAAGCTGAGTGAATTGATGGACACTGTGGCCAAGAACTATGGTAAGTATCATGAATGCGCCGCTGTCACTGAAGCCTGGCAAGATTGGTACCGTGAACAGAAAAAAGTTTTCGATGAAATCAAATAACAGCGCAATGCTGTAAACATGGACTATTATAAAATACTTGGCGTTCACCGTGGCGCATCAGAAGACGAAATCAAAAAGGCTTATCGCAAACTTGCGATGACACATCATCCCGATCGTGGCGGCAACGAAGAAGAATTTAAAAAAATAAAAGAAGCATACGAAAAGCTCACCACAGGTGGATTTGCGGAACAACACAATCATCCGGGCGGCTTTGGTGGGTTCCAAGACCTGCATGAAATGTTTAACATGGGTCGTCGTGCAGGCGGTCGCAACTGGACATTTAATTCTGGATGGGAAGACGAACTACGAAATCCCGACATCAGTATTAGTGTTCCTTGCTCGCTAGAAGAAGCTCACAGTGGCTTTACTAAAGAAGTTGAATTTACATTACCGTCAGGCCAATCTAGGCGTCTTAATGTAGCGTTTCCTCCGGGAACAACTAAAGATATAAAAATAAGGTTCTCAGGTGAAGGTGGAACGCTGATGCCGGGCAATGCTCCTGGTGATCTGTATGTCAGAGCAAACATTGCCGCACATAATATTTGGCGTGTTGATGGCAATGATTTATTTGCCGCAATGGAAATAACTGTATGGCAGGCCATGATGGGAACCACTGTTGAATTTGACGACATTGGTGGTACCACAATGCAAATAACTATTCCACCCGGCACACAGTCAAGATCACAATTACGACTTAAAAACAAAGGTATGAACATACGTGGCTCGGCCAATCGTGGCAATGCATTTTTAGAAGTGGTTGTACGAATTCCAGTCTTAACTGAAGAAGATAAAACCAAAACAATCGTTGACTTACAGGATAAAGTATAGTAAAATAACAATATGTTAGAATTTGTACACGAAACCCACCCAATATTATCGGCCCAGTTGCCCCCAGTTGATCCAGGTGTTAATTTAGAAGCACTAAGCAAAGACATGTTCATGTTGATGTGGAGCAATGGCGGCATTGGTTTAGCGGCTCCGCAAATAGGTATGGCAGTCCGCATGTTTGTAATGGGGCCACAGAACGGTCCCAACTATGTTTGTATCAATCCTGAAATTGTTGCAACCTCTGAGCAACAAGAAACTGCCACAGAAGGGTGTTTATCTTACCCCAGTCTCTGGTTAAATATCAAGAGACCAACATGGGTACATGCACGTTATACAACACTGTCTGGTGAATTGGTAGAACAAAGGTTTGACGGATTGTTTGCACGATGTTATATTCATGAGCTAGAGCATTTGGATGGAATTACATTCACAAAGCATAGTTCGCAGTTGGGATTAAAACTAGCGCGAGCTCGTCAAGTAAAAAGTTTACGGAAACAAAAAAGGGTATTATGAGTCAAGAAAACGAAAACAACGGAAAAATCAATGAGGTTATTGCTCGTGCTTTCCAAGAAGCTTTGAATCGTGAACACGAATACGTTACACTAGAACACATTTTGCGTGTCATGCTAGACGACGAAGAAATTCGAGATGTCTTAACAGAGCTACAGGTCAATGTACCCGATCTTAAAGACGAAATCGATAATTGGTTGCGTGAACAAGAAGACATTCGAGTTGAAGGTATTACAAAGCCACGCAAAACTGCAACTCTAGAGCGTTGTTTTAATCGTGCGTACACACAGGCCATTTTTACAGGCCGCGGCCATATGGAACCTCTTGACTTGTTGATCAGCATTTCAAGCGAAAAGAATAGCTATGCTAACTTTTTCTTGGCCAAGAATGGTATTACCAAAGAAGCAATTATTGCTTATGTCAGCAAGTTAAAAGATGGTGGCAGTAAAGAAAGCAAAGTAGCCAAGAAGCGTGACAGCGAAAAAGTTCTTGCCAAGTACACAACTAACTTGAACAAAGAAGCAGAAAAGTCTGCAATCGATCCCTTAATTGGTCGCGAGAAGGAAGTGTTCCGTCTTGCACAAACATTGACACGTAAAAAGAAAAACAATGCTATCATGGTGGGTGAGCCTGGTGTAGGTAAGACTGCCATTGTAGAAGGACTTGCAGTTGCTATTGTACGCAACGAAGTACCGGAAGTACTCAAGAAGAAAGTTATCTATAGCCTAGAACTTGGCAAGTTAATGGCCGGTACACGTTACCGCGGTGACTTTGAAGAACGTATGCAACATGTGCTAGAAGCACTGGAAGAACGTGATGATATCATCTTGTTCATTGACGAAATCCACATGATCATGGGTGCAGGTAATACTGGCAGTGGTAGCATGGACGTTGCTAACTTGCTGAAGCCGGCATTGGAAAAAGGCAAGCTACGTTGTATTGGTAGCACAACTTATGAAGAGTTCCGTGAACACTTTGAAAAAGATCGTGCCCTGCTACGCAGATTCACCAAAGTAGACATTAACGAACCAAGCGTAGAAGAAACTCGCATCATGTTGCGTCGAGTTGCCCCAGTGTATGCCAAGTTCCACAACCTAAGCATTGGAGAAGAGGCAATTGATCTTGCTATTGACTTGTCCATGAAATACATGCTGGACAAAAAATTACCTGACAAAGCCATTGACATCATTGATGCATCTATGGCTCGTGTGCGGGTTACAGGCACTGCTGATCTTGTTGAAATTACAAAAGACAATATTCGCCAGGAGATCAGTGACATTACTCGTGTTCCACTTGAACAGTTGGGTGAACAAAAAGGCATCGCAGTTACTGAGCTTGAAAGCCGTATGCGTACCAATGTGTTCGGACAAGACGATGCTATCGAACGCTTGATGAACATGGTGTATATTGCCAAGTCGGGCCTGAAAGAAGTAAACCGCCCAATGGCTAACTTCTTGTTTGTAGGCCCAACTGGTACTGGTAAAACAGAACTTGCTAATCAACTTGCAGAAGGCTTGGGCATGGAAGTAGTTCGCTTTGATATGAGCGAGTACAAAGAGCCACACAAGATTGCTTCTTTAATCGGTAGCCCTCCGGGTTATGTCGGTTATGGCGAAGGCAAAGCTGGTTCAGGTAAGTTGATCAACGAACTTGAGCGTGTACCTAACTGTGTTCTATTGTTTGACGAAATTGAAAAAGCTCACCCAGATGTTATTCAAGTCCTGCTGGGTTTGATGGACAATGGTATTGTCACAGGATCCGACAACAAGCAAGCCAGTGCTAGAAATGCGTTTGTTATCTTGACTAGTAACTTAGGTGCCGCCGACAGCGAAAAACAAGTGATTGGTTTTGGCGATGGCTTTAACTCCAGTGCCAGTGATGAAGCTGTAAAGCGTTTCTTCTCTCCAGAGTTCCGCAATCGTTTGGATGCTGTTGTCAAGTTTAACCGCTTGCATAAAGACGTTATTCGACGTGTTGCTGACAAGTTTATTAATCAGATTCGCGAACAACTTACTGCACAAAATCAAACGATCACAGTTGATGATAGCGCACTGGATTACTTGGCTGCAAATGGTTATAGCGAAACAATGGGTGCTAGACCCATGAAGCGACTGATTAACGAAGAAATTCGATTGCCAGTTGCTAAACGCATTATCAAAGATGGCATCAATGTACACCATGTCAGTAGCGACGGTGAGAAACTGGTTATTGCATAATGAAAGAGCATAGCACTCAAAAGCTATTCTGGAAGAAGTGGCCGTACAAAGCAATCATTAGAATTTCTGCTCATCGCGGAGGCAGTTGGGGCAGTGGATATTCATATTCACGCAGAAACAGTGCCGAACGAACAGAGGAGTTTAACAGACTAAAAGAATGGTTTAAGAATCATCTACCCGACGCTGGCATACGATGTGAATCTAATTTAAGTGTGTTTTTATCCACTGAGGAACAGCTTGCAGAAGTAATTGATGCATTTGGATTAAAGGTGCTTGAAGTTTGGCGCCCGGACTCAGAGTCTGCTAAAGAGCTGTTGATTGAACACGAATATGATGTTGTCCGCGATCGACTTTGGTACGGGCAGTATCCTATACGTGCAAGAATTCCATACAGCACAGAATTTAGAACAAAACACTTGCAATCGTTTCGAGAAGCAGTGCTGTCATTAGGCGAAGGAAGTTGGCACGCCGCGGGTCATTTAAAAGAAATTATTGTCAATTCTAAAGTTGATCGCTACGGCTGGGGGCAACCTTTGCACCTGTATCTTGCATCACCTGATGATGCTGCCATGCTAAGATTGCTGTGTGGCGACTATATAGAACGATTTGAACGTGTGAGAAAACCTTAAAATCCCTAGCCCAATAAAAGCCTCCTAAGCTAAATACTTCGGAGGCTTTCAAATGGCAAAAATACACGAAGAATTAATCGTAATCAAACTAAGCAAACTACACAAAGAATCTCAAACTGTTGGTACTCTTGCAGGCGAAGAAACTGTCGCTAATTTAGAAGCAATTGTACAGCAACTTGTAGGAGAAGATGTAGTTGTTGAAGTAATCAAGGAATAATAGCATGAGTATGCGCAACACAAACATGTTGGTGGCCGACGGTCAATTGGACCAAAATGGGCTAGCTACTCGTGCTGACGGATATTATGGCTTTGCAGATGGCTTGCAAACTGTTGGTTTTTATTTAAAAAACTTTGTAGGTAGAATCTATGTGGATGCTACACTAAGCGACAACCCCAGCGAAGCAGATTGGTTCCCTATTGCCCTGGGCAACACAGACTTTGTTGACTTTGAGTCAGCACAAACTGGTATCGAAACCTTTAACATTGTTGGGAATTTTGTGTATCTGCGAGCAAAGATTCGCAGAAGTCATTTGGGAAGACCAGTAAGCGATTTAGGCACTTGTGAACGAGTTGTGCTAAGTCTTTAAGGAAACAATATGGGTATTAGAGCAAGTTCAGGTGGGCAATTTAACAGTGGTAGTGGCGGATCCGGTGGCGGAGGCAATACCTTGACTGTTGAGCAGGTACAGGACATTTTATCCGAAGCGTTGTTACCAGCAACTACTGTAGAAGGCTTATCACTAACATCAGTGTATGACGAAGTAACCGGTAAGATTACACTATCGCTAGGTACACCACCATCAGCACCAATCACAAACGTTGTCCCTGCAAGTATTGATGTTAAAAAACTTGGCGTGCCTGTTGGCCCTGCAAAAGCACTTAACTTTGCAGGTTCAGGTCTAGGCGCAGTAACAGTTGCCGACGGTGTAGTCACTATCAACGTAATTGGTGGTGACGGTACTGGCACTGGTAGCGGTGTAGGTATATCCGGTGCAGTTATCAATTCTAGTGGCAATCTGGTACTTTCATTAACTGACGGCACTGTTATTGACACAGGTCGTGTTGTTGGTACAAATGGCGCACCTGGTGCTAACGGTACCAATGGTGTTAGCGTATCTTCTGCTACTGTTAACCAAGCCGGCCAACTTATTATTACAATGTCAACAGGCCAGCAGATTAATGCTGGTAATGTAGTTGGCGCACAAGGACCATTTGGTCCACAGGGTCCAGTGGGTCCAAAGGGCGATACTGGTGCAACGGGTGCAACTGGTATTGCTGGTCCACAAGGTATTCAAGGTCCAGCTGGTCGTAGTGTTGCCAGCAACGGAGCAACAATTGACTCCAACGGCAACTTACAAATTACATTAACAGACGGCACAATTTTAAATGCTGGTGCCGCACGTGGCCCACAAGGCGCACAAGGCGTTGCTGGTCCAGTTGGTCCACAGGGCTTACAAGGACTAGCTGGTGCTACTGGCGCCCAGGGTGTAGCCGGACCAAAGGGTGATACAGGTGAAGTTGGACCGCAAGGCGTAGCTGGTCCACAAGGTTTACAAGGACCCGCTGGCCCTAAAGGTGACACAGGTGCAGACAGTACTGTTCCAGGTCCACAAGGCTTGCAAGGTATTCAGGGTCCTAAGGGCGACAAAGGTGACACAGGTGCAGACAGTACTGTTCCAGGTCCACAAGGTGCAACTGGCCCGCAAGGTTTACAAGGTGTAGCTGGCCCGCAGGGTCCACAAGGTGTTCCGGGTCCAGCAGGCGCAACTGGTACAAGTTACAGCATTAATGGCGTAGCAGATGAAGTTCAAGTTTATGGACTGTCAGCTACCACACAAGCCGGCTATGATCTAGAAGTTGATGTTGCTAATCGTGCAAACAAATTAACAACTGCTCGTAATATTACTTTAAGTGGTAAAGTAACTGGTTTGACAAGTTTTGACGGCAGTGGTAACGTTAACATGATAACTGCGTTAAACGGTGTAACTACTAGTGAAGTTGCTGAAGGCACAAACAAATATTTCACTGATGCCAGATCACGTGCCGCATTAAGCGCAAGTACAGGTCTAAGCTATAACAGCACAACAGGTGTTATGGCATTAAATGCCAACAGTGATCAGATCACTGAAGGTTCCAACAACCTATACTTTACCAACAACAGATTTGACAACAGATTAGGTCAAAGTACATTAGCACAGTTTTCTGACGTTTCTAACACAAGCCCAACAACAGGTCAAGCACTTGTATGGAACGGTAGTGCTTGGGCGCCAAGCACTGTAAGCGGTGGCGGAAGTGGTGGCTTATCAGGTGGTGGAAGTGGCGTATTCAAGGCAACGGCACAAGTTGACTATGATGCAAACGGTAACCTTACTAATGTAAGTATTCTCAACGGTGGCATCAGTGCAGTTATTACAACTGCTACTTCTACTACTGCCACTGTGACATTTACATTTACAGGTAGCACATGTACTCCATTAGGCATTCAAGTGTATGGTTATCAACGTGCAAACAACGTGTATGTTACTCGTGCCTTGGCCAGTGACTTCCCAACAAGAACTATTGCTGCCGGCGGCACAAGTGGTAGCCCAACAACATTTAATGCGTTTGATTCAAGTGCAAACACTATGACTATCAGCTTGACAAAAGCTGTTACGGGTGCCAATGCCGCAATTGGTCAAACAACACATTGCGTATTGCAATTTTTATTGAGCTCAATTTAAGGAATACAATGACAATTCACGCATGGAAAACTAACTTTATTGGCTTAAACAAACCAGCAAAGGTAATGGCAGGAACTGCTAATTCATTTGTTGGTGTAGACTTATGGCCGTATGCTAATGGCGTGGATGATCCTTATTGGTCTGGTGGCCCTAACCCACAGTTTTATCGCTGGCGTGTTACATTTACAGTTAACGAGCGCCTACATGGCAGTCACTTGACTCGTACTCCATTTCGCTTTGATGCACAGGATATCGAAGTAGGTGACTTTGTTGCTGGCGCACAAGACGGCAAAGTATGTCAAATCATGAGTGTTGAGTCTAAGACCAACAGCGAAGTAGTTGCTATTGTAGAAGATAGACTACGTTATAATACATTCCGTGATCCAGCAGGCTTTGGCTTGTTTGCGGCACCTGGACAAGTTATTTTCTTCCAAATTAACGAACTTGGATATCCAATGTTGGATCCTGTTCCAGGTGAAGCGGCTGTAGACTTTGCCAGTAACGTGATGAGTCGCTTTCAGTATTTGAATCCGCTTATCAACTATTTGCTGGAAAAAGAAAACAACGGCTTTGAACAAGGCGATGCAATTTGTATTGAAGATGAAGAATTTGTTCTAAGTGATGCTGATAACGTTAATAAGTTTATTGGTACAGTGGTACATCCAGGGCCCGGTCCACATCAATTTATTCTACGTCCAGCCAACGGTGTTATTGATTTTGTGCCCAACTTACCGGGTATTGTAGGCGATTACATTTATCCAAGCATGGACGGCTCTGGTGATTTGACAACCAGTGACGCAAGTCGACGTCCAATTTACATGAAGGTTGCAGCCGCAATTACCAGTTCAACAACAGGTACCTCAGTGGACCCGACAGGTAATGATGGTGATGTGGTTGAGTTTAATCGTGTACAAATGACCTTGAGCAGTGGCAATGGAACATATGACTTAGATGATGCTATTGCTACATTTAATGCTAACACTAATCTACATCACATAACTGCAATTAAAGTTGGCGCAGCCAACATTGTTGAATCTGATGTTGCCGCAATTGGCAGTGCATACGGCATTGTTGCTGGTTACAGTCCTTTTAGTGCCACTATCAATGGTGAGCTTGTAACATTTACTACAACAACTAGTGGTAGTGTTGCCTACGGCGATCCAGCAATTGCTGATGTAAACGACATGGTAATAGATATTAATCAAGCTGCCATCCCTGATATTGTTGCAAGCGTTTCCAATGGTAGCAACTTGCAATTAACAAATACTGCTGGTCAGAATATTGTTATTGTTAACGTAACACCTGATGCCAACGGCAACAACTTTGCTGGCCCGGGATCTATATCAAGTTTACCGTTGCTGACTGTAGCAAGTGGTACAACATATACTCTAAGACTAGAAAGACAAGATGGCGGTCCAATTACAATACGTGACATTCAAGGATCGTTCCTAAGTGACGTAGGTGTAATGAGCGGGCAAACTGGTCGTTATGCCTTGGGCTTAAACATTGAACAAGGCTTACGTTCAAGTACAACAACAGTAGTACCTGACCTAGGTGCTCGTGAAGCATTGTACGCACTTGTTGGCGATCAAGCACATGTGTTAGACGACGGCAATGGTGAATGGGCGTTGTTCTTATTCAACGGCGTTGACTGGATCAAGATTGGCGGGGAACGAAGCGTTGCTGTTGATGCACGAACAATTGAACGAGCAATTGCATTGCCTAGCACAACCACTACAATTGGCACAGTAAGCGAAGATCGTAGAATCTTAAACGTATCAGTAACTGTACTACAAGACTTGGTTGGTGCACCAGACTTTGCTGTCAATGTTGGCAGCAATACTGTTTGGCAGTTCAGTCAGCATGGTTCAAGTAAAGCAGGTACATACACAGTAGATACAGATTTAATTACTGCAATTCGAGAAGATGTAGTTGTTAACATACCAAGCAGTACTGCTACAGGCAATATTAGAGTTGAGGTATCATACATATAATGAAAACATATAATAACGCCGCAGGAACTACATCAAGTGATTTTGCATTAGGTCAAGGAACCGGCCACGAAGTTCGTCAGTACACATTGAGCCGTACTGATGCTGGTATTGCAACAGACAGAACTGGCAGTCAAATTACTATTGCTGGTGTAGAATTTTATGATGCCAAGGTGCTGGCCAAGAGCACAGGTGGCATTGTCGCGAAACAACTACGCGGCACTGTAAACGGAACAACAGTTACTCGAATTGAGGATGTTTTTCAAGAAGATATTGTGGCAGATGTCAATGTAACATCTGATGGCACAACACTAAGCGTAAATTGTACAGGCACAGGAAACTTTACAATTTATATAACACTAACAAGGGTAGCTGAATAATGGCACAAGAATATGTTAAAATTTCCGAGCTAGATCCTACAACTAGCTTTGGTACCGCAGATCAATTTGTAATTGTACAAGATGAAGAAACTGTAAAAATTGATGGGGCGTCATTGGTTGAAAGCCTGGCTACACTAACAAACTTAGCAACACGTTCATATGTTGATGCAGTTGTTGACTCGGCACCAGGTACACTAGACACATTGCGAGAATTGGCAGCGGCATTAAATGATAATGAAAACTTTGGTGCCACCATCACAAACTTGATCAATGAAAAGCTACCTACCAGCAACTTTGGTTTAGAATTTTGGAATCAACTTGCAACAGTAAACACCTATCACATTCAAGAGGGCAGTAACTTATACTGGACGCAAGAAAGATTTGATGCGGCATTAGCGTCAAAGAACACATACCATCTAGTAGAAGGTAGCAATTTATATTTTACAGAACAGCGTGTTCTTGATGTTGTAACACCGCTTATTCCAAATAGTATTTTTGATTTAGGTGTCCCAGACGTTGGTACGCCCGAAAACATTCCTGGATATCTTTATTACAATGGCAACAGCCTAAGTTGGCAACCAGGCGGTAGCTACTCACTGCCAACTGCATCAACATCTGTACTTGGTGGTGTTAAAGTTGATGGCAATACTATTGTAATTGATAGCTATGGTACAATTACTGCTGTAGCTGGTGGCGAGATGAGTCCAGATCCAGTATTCAACTCAGTAACCGCAACACAATTAAATGTTCAAAATGTAACATTTACAGGCACAGGCGCCGTAAACATTTTTAGTGGCAATGATTTAAACTTGTCAGCAGTGGGTAATGTTACAGTCAACGGACAGAATTTTGTTGCATTCAGTGGCAACTACAATGATCTAATAGACAAGCCAACAAATCCAACATACAACTCAGTTATTGTTTCTGGTCCTATAACAAATCCAAGTCACGCAACAACCAAAGCCTATGTTGATTGGAAAGTAAGTTCCATACCTACTCCATCATGGAACAACATAGCCAATATTAGCAATCAATTTGGTCCAACACGAATTGCACTTGGTCGTAATGCAGGTGGCGCTACTGATGCTGATGGTTATGGTGGCTACGGAGCCTACGGTGGTGGCAGTAGTCCATACGCCGTTGCTATTGGTAATAGCTCAGGTAAAACAAATCAAGGTGGTGCGGCAGTTGCAGTTGGTGTTGCTACTGGCTACACTGACCAAGGAGAAAATGCAGTTGCCATTGGCTTTACAGCTGGTAACGAGTATCAAGGCACTGCGGCAGTTGCAGTTGGTCCAAATGCAGGTAAGATATATCAAGGTGTAAATGCTGTGGCAGTTGGTAACCTAGCAGGCTATTCAAGTCAAGGTACAAACGCAATTGCTATTGGTAGCATGGCTGGCAAAACAAATCAACCAGCTGGCTCCATTGTAATCAACGCAAGCGAAAATGAATTAAATGGTAGTGTTGCTGGATTGTATATTGATCCAATCAGAAGTGCAGATGCAACAGATTATGTAGCTTACTACAACCCAACAACAAAAGAAGTAACATACGGACTAGCGCCTACAGGCGGCGGCGCAATGAGCCCAGATCCTATTTTTAATAGTGTAACAGCCACAGACTTAAATGTTCAAAATGTAACATTTACCGGAACTGGTGCAGTTACAATTAACAGTAACAATGACTTAAACTTGGTAGCGGCTGGCACAATTAAATTTAACGGTAGTGAGATTGTAGAAAAAACTACAGGGTCTTGGACACTGGCAGCTGGTGCTAACACAGTAAGTCTTACAGTACCGGGGCCAGGCACTTACTCGATATGGGTCAATGGTAACATTCCTAATGGTATTGTTACATATACAGCCACAGTGGTGGTTACAAATAATAATGTACCAGTAGTTGGTAGCAGTTATGGATGGTATTATGCGGCAGGCAATGCGCTAGTGCTTACAGCAATACCTAATCAAGTTGTTGGATCTCCAAATACTATTAGTACCGCTGTGGTCTCTACTATAACTGCCAATGTGTTTACCTTTGGCATTACCAACAACAGTGGCGCTAGTCAAGTGGTCAACTGGGGTTATAGCAAACTCTAATCTAAAAATAAGGAATAACAAATGGAATACATTGTAACAGTTAAAGACCCATTAGTGTGGGATACACTTTGGAGTGAGTTAACAGTCAACGGATTAGGCGACAACTTTATCCCGGATCGCGCAGTACCTGTAATTAACGAGCGTCCTTTTAATGACTACTCAGCACACTTTGATTTGACCGACGAAGAAGCTGAACAACTGCGCCAGGACTCGCGTATCGCCGCAGTAGAGCTACAAGCTGATCAACAGCCTGGCGTTGAAAAACGATTCTATGGTCAGCGTCCCGGCAATTACGATCGCAATCCTTATTCAACTACAGCGTCAATGAAGAACTGGGGGCTAATGCGTTGCACCCATAGAGACGATCCATATGGTGTCCAAACCAGTCTCAACACCAACTTTAACTACAACTTGGATGGCACAGGTGTAGATATTATTTTCCTTGATTCAGGAATCGAAGCTGATCATCCAGAGTTTGCTGTTAACCCTGATGGTACAGGCGGTAGCCGTGTAATTGATTTTAACTGGCACAGCTTAGGTGTTCCTGGCGTACAACCTTCTTCATATTATGGTGGCTACTTGGGCGACAGCGACGGTCATGGCAGTAACTGTGCTTCAATTGCCGCAGGAAATACTTGCGGTTGGGCACCAAGCGCCCGCATCTACTCTATTAGAATTTTTGGGGGAAACAGTATTCGTACTGGTCAATATTTGAACGCTATCCCTTCTGACTTTGCGTTTGATTTAGTTCGTGCATTTCATTTAAAGAAGATTGCCGAAGGCAATACTCGTCCTACAATTTGCTCTAACTCATGGGGCTACTATTCTAGCTATTCTGGTATGACGTCAACTACCTATCGTGGACAAACATATCCGACTAGTTCTTTTAACAGCAATTACGGACAAGTAACGTCTATACATGGTGCTCGAATAACATACGTTGACTCTTCTGTTGAAAACTGTGGGGCCGCCGGTGTTATACTTGTAGGTGCGGCCGGAAACTATCGACACAAAATTGATGTACCTGGCGGCATTGACTACAACAACTACTGGTCGGGCTCATGGGGTCAAACTTACTATCACAGGGGCTCAAGTCCAACAGCAACACCTTGCATGATCAATGTGGGTGCAACTGACAGCATCTTAACAAATCCACCAATTGAACGTAAGGCTTACTTTAGTGAGACTGGGCCACGAGTTGATGTGTATGCCCCTGGTACAATGATCATGGGTGCCTATGCCAATAAGCCGTATCAAACCATGGCTGTACCCGATCCACGCAAGGCTGGCTATTACCTTAATAAACTTTCAGGAACCAGTATGGCCTGTCCACAGGTGTCAGGCTACATTGCATGTTTGTTACAACTGCGTCCAGGCTCAACAGTCAACAACATCAAGACGTTTATTGCTGAAACTAGCAACAAAAACAAATTAGACGAAGGTGCTCTAAGTTGGACTAACTTGTACAGTTTACAAGGTGGTGTTAACAATTACCTTTACACACCGTTTACTAATCCAAGTCGTGGTAGCATAACAAGTTAATGTTTGCTGGTAAGTACAACGATGACACCTTTGACACCTTACCAGCAACGTTACGGTCTTCCCGTTCCAACTCCTGAAGCAACAGCCAATGGATTTATAACGAATCTTTTAAAAAGAACTTCGTGTCGTAAGTTCCAGAATAGACCACTTGAACCAGGAGTGCTAGAATTATTAATCGCTGCCGCACAAAGCGCACCTACCAGTGGTATGTTGCAAACATGGAGTGTAATTGCATTAACGACTCCCGAAGAAAAAGCCAAGCTGTTCAATTTTAAGAACAATGATCTAGTCATTGGCAATATTGATAGTCACAACACTGTTGCAATCAATTCATCGTCGGTGACTCTGATCTGGCTTGCTGACTTATCTAGATTAGATCTAGTATTAAAAAACGTTGAAGCGTCTGACAAAATAAAAGCACAAGTTACGCGAGCAGAATATCATCTTAAAGCAATAATTGATGCAACTATTGCGGCACAAACCTTCTTTATGGCTGCAGAGACCATGGGCATCGAAGGTACATACTGTGGAGCAATAAGACAACTTCCAATAGAATTTTTTGAGCGTGAGTTTAATTTACCAAAGTATACATTTCCAGTATTTGGAACAGTACACGGGTATTCGGATAATGCAAAAACTATTGTTAAACCAAGACTACCATCAGAAATTGTACTACATCATGGTACATACAATAAAATGGAAGACCTGAGTCAGCTCGATGAATACAACAAAGTACACACACAGAGATCAAAACCTGATCAAGGCACGTTCGAAAAGCGAGTAGTTGAAAGATTGAGACCAACTCTAAGTAAAGAAAGTGTAGGTGACGCATTGCGCCACATGGGCTTTGACTTTAAATAAGGAATTATAATGGAAACGCAAGAACCAAAACACTTCATACGCTTCTGTGTTGAACGAGAATTAACTGATAGCGAATTTGAAGACATGACTGAAATTGTTGACGATGAAATCGGTGATTTAGTTGCCGCTGACGAAGTATTTGAGCATCCTGGACCAGATGACACAATTTGCTATATGTTTCAATTGACTCGCGACATAGACGTTACAGATGGTGACATTGTGAGTTATGAAATATCAAACGCCTGGCCCGAATCTTTACAGTGGGAATTGGAAGCAAGTCATTCAGATCTAGACCTAGACGTTGCTGATGATGCAACACCCGAGCAGGTTGAAGAAGCTGCCATCAATTACTTTCGCAATATCCTTAAAGGGTAATGAAGTACACGCCTGCATCATTGCGCTTGTTGGGCTACACAAGGCGGAGTTCGCACTGGCAAGACTTTGTGACCAAGACCATGGCAACATGGTACAGGTTCAGTCCAGATCACTCTGTTAGCCATTTTGCTTGGGTCAATAATCCGCACCATAGAAACACACAAGGCACTACCCATGGCGGCGCACTAATGACCTACATGGACTATTGTATGAGCGCACATGTGTGGGACTTGTCAGGGGGCAAGGCTGCATACACCATGGAGTTAAACAATAGGTTCATTCGTCCTGCACGTATCACACGTTGGCTCTTTGCTGAAGTTCGACACGTTATGGTTGCAGATGTAATTGAACTAGCAGGCACAGTGAGAGCCAATGATCCAACTGGTATGCTGGTGTTAGAAAGTTTTGGGCGTTTTACTTTGCCAAAAGAGTTAAAAATCATTGACGACGACGAATAAGAGTGCTATACTAGTCACATACGCTAACAACAGCAACAAGGAATAATATGAAAATCAATCTACGCAAGGCCAGTGTGGTCCAGCAAACAATCTTAGACGAAATCAAGCGCCTAGGTACCGAGAGCAACACTCTCAAAGTGAGTCTATTTGAAACAGACATTGAAGCCAGACTCAACGAGCAATTGGCTCGGGTCCGTGAGAACCATGGCAAAGCAGGTAGACTGTTGAATGCAAACAAGTTCTTGCGAGCAGTTGTGGCCAAAAAGAACGCCGAAGTTGGTATCACTGACTACTTGGCTGAAGAAGCAATGTTGGCCAGTGCAGAAGCTCGCTTGAAAGCATTTAGCGAAGCCGAAGTTCGTCCAAACCTAGATGCCTTAAAGGCCGAAATCGAAAGCCGCAAAGCCAACAGCAACAGCGAACGCATGAGCATTTACGGTCGAGACTACAGCGTTGATGTCAATGTTGTACCTGTAGAGGCTGTAGAAACAGCCAAGAAAGAGCTCGAAGGCATCCGCAAGCGTCGACGCAAGATCAAGGACGAGATGGTCTCCATCAACGTTCGTACCGAGTTTGAAGTACCCGAACAGGTAGCACTTGTGCTAACTGAACTTGGGCTAGACTAAGACTGCCACACTTAGTCCAAGGGACCAAGGCGAAAATACATTATCGCGTTTGCGATAAACAATACTGAATTAGTCTTGAAAACTAACTCAACTAGCTTTGCTCAGATATAAAACAATTAAATTGATGTTTGATGATATATCTGAGCAAAAAGCGTATGTTTGATTTTAGATATTTGACGTTTGCTATTTGACTATTTTCGTTTCCCTTGCTTCGTGGCAATACTAAATATCTGTATGGCACAAATTATTATATGCGCAGGTATTTCTTTTATAGCAACAATGCGACCCGTGGGTGCGTTTCAAATCGCAGCCGTACTCCGCAAACAAGGATACACTGTACAAGTTATTGACAACTGGCCGCACATTGCTAAACGCGGCCCTGAAGTTGTAAAAAAAGTTCTTGATCACTTTACTACAAAAGATACACTATGGATAGGATTCAGTTCCACCTGGTTTAAAAAACTAGTTGATAGTGAAAAGGGACAACCTTACAGTCTAGCTGGCCAAGCCAGCAGTATGTATAAAAACGTAGACGATTTACTGACCAACACCTACATCTTTGATGATGCTGAACTAGCAGAGATAAAAGAATCAGTTAGATCTAAAAGTCCCAAGTGCCAATTTGTATTAGGTGGAGGCCGCGCCCCTCTTGGTAGATTGGTCAGACGACCTGGTTTCATTGACTGCTTTATCGAAGGCTTTGCTGATACCACAGCAGTAGAGTACACAAAATACATTGAGGGCAAGAATCCGTTTTTGCCCTATGTGAAAAATTCAGACGGCAGTATCAGTATTACACATGACCACAAAGCGTCAAGATTTGATTACAACAATGACAAATTTTCGTGGCATGAAAATGATCTAGTGCGTCAGGGCGAAGCACTGCCAATGGAGATTGCACGTGGTTGTATCTTTAACTGTAATTTTTGTGCATATCCCTTAAACGGTCGTAAGAAGCTGGACTATCTTAAAGACCCTGCAATTATTCGAGCGCAGTTTGAAGAAAACTACGACAGATTCAAAACCACTCACTACTGGCTACTAGACGACACATTCAACGACAGTCCTGAGAAACTTCAAATTTTATATGATGAAGTATTTTCAAAGCTGTCATTTAAAATAAACTTCAATGCATTTATGCGCTTGGACCTTATGGCAGCGCATCCGCACACAATTGATCTAATTGCCGCTAGCGGAGCAGGTGGTCTCAGCTTTGGTATTGAAACCTTAAACTACGAAGCAAATAAAAGTATTGGTAAGGGTATCACTAAAGAAAAAATTATTGATACACTACACAAGATCAACGCCAAGATGCCGGAAGGATCCTTGATCGATTCTCAATTCATTATTGGCTTACCTTACGAGACTCCGGACACTGCTAGGGAATGGATCACAGAAGTTACTTCACCTGAGTTCCCTTTAGGCAATGCAAAGATTCATTTGCTTTCAATGCACCCGTTCAAGGGCCTTGAAAATGTTTGGATCAGTAACTTTGAAAAGTATCCAGAAAAATATGGATACACTTTTCCTAATAAGAATTTCCCATTCTCGTGGGTCAACAACATGGGATTCTCTGTCAAGCAAGCATTTGACTTGCACACTGAAATGTATGATAAAATCATGTCAAAGGAAATGGATGCATGGTTATCGTATGCTGGTTGGCTGAATTTGGGTCTTAGCGAAGAACAGGCCAGAGAGCTGGTTTCTATCAACAAGGCCCGAAGAACCGAAAGCAGTTTGGCGGCCAGCACAAATGCATTCCATATACACGAAGCTTTTATCGACAACTATATTAATCAATTGTTAAATCTTGATCCTCAATGAATGTTTGTTTTGACTTAAACTGTATCAGCGTTAAATTAACATTACCTGCTGATACTGATTATAAGAATCAACTGTTGATACAAAATGGTTATTTCGGACTATCACAGCACGCCACCAACGATGCCATAATCGAAGCAGCCGTTAAAAACTATACCCCAATACTGGAAAGGTCATTAAAATACTTTCCAGACTTGGGTGATGTTACAGTATTAGATATAGGCAGTGGTAATTCTATTATAGACCTGGCACTTGCAAAAATCTATCCCAACACTAGATTTATCTTGCTTGACGGCAACGAATGGAATGACAATCCCAATTTGCACAGCACACAGTTTAGACCCTACAACCGTTGGAGTCATGTCAATGACTCTATTAGACTCAATCAATTAGATCCCAGTCGATTTAAATTTGTAGGCTTAGACTATGATTTCGGAGATTCAGTGCAGTATGTACTAAGCTATGGTAGTTGCGGATTGCATTATCCAGTCAACACTTATATTAATCAAATTTATAGCGCATTAGATACAAACGGAATAATGGCACTTGGACCAATACTCAACGTTGGTTCTCAACTTGAAATCATAAACACCTTGTTTGAACCAATGGAAATTTTAGAAATAAATGGGTTTGCCAGCAGAGAACGCAATCAAATGTCAATTTGGTCCAAGTATTTCCCCAAAGACTTTGCTGGTCCATTTGCACATGCTGGAGTTTGGCGTAAATTATGAAAAAGTATTGGAGACTTGTGGCCCTGGCCCTAGGTAAAAAATCTGGCGATTCGGACAAAGAAGCTGACCAAATCGCTTGCATTAGGCTAGCAATTGTGTTAACATACATTATTACAAACTGTTTCATTGTCGCTGGAGTGATCCGGCATTGGTAGGAGCCAATATGGGTCGAGTGGGTTTTTGTTGCAAGTGGATAAATGATCCTAGTGAAGTAGCTGGCATGAAAGTCAGTGCTGTAGACCGAGATCTAAACGGACGCTCGACTACCATGCGCTGGCTACGTGAGCACAAGGCCGAAGCCGAACAGCGTCAGTGGGACATTATGAATCACAATGCTCGTGCGGCTCTGCTGTTAGTTGAGCGTGTTGGCACACTACCCGAACATCGTCGTATGGTACGCCTGGGTTCAGAAATGCTACAAGGCTACACACACGAAGACTGGATTCCGTTTTGGAAGCAACAGGACGTACAAGATCACTGTGCAAAGATCTTTACTCCTGTAGGTGAAGCCGCACGCCGTTTAGGTGTGCGTTTGAGTTTTCACCCTGGACAGTTTTGTGTACTGGCCAGTGCCAATGAAGGCATTGTAGAGCGCAGTATTCTAGAATTTGAATACCATGCTGATCTGGCACGTTGGATGGGCTATGGTAAGAGCTTTCAAGACTTTAAGATCAATGTACACATTTCAGGACAACAAGGACCCGAAGGTATTAGGCGAGCATACAATCGGTTGTCACCAGAGGCTCGCAATTGCATAACTATTGAAAATGAAGAAAACTCACACAACCTTGAAACTTGCCTTGAACTTGCGGACCTTGTTCCAATCGTTCTGGACGTCCATCACCACTGGATCAATTCGGGAGAGTATATCAATCCTGACGATGTACGTGTTCAACGGGTTATTGACAGTTGGCGTGGTGTCCGCCCTGCTATGCATTACAGTGTTTCTCGCGAAGATGTACTCGTTGATCATGCCCGAGATGCCAGACCAGATATGGCCAATCTTTTATCGCTAGGCTATAAAAAGCAAAAGCTACGAGCACATTCAGACTTTTACTGGAACACAGCAGTAAATGATTGGGTGGCCACATTTGCTGATAGCTTTGATATTCAGTGTGAAAGCAAGGGCAAGAATCTTGCCAGTGGTGAATTTGCAAAATTAGTGAGTGGCCACTAATCTCCTTTAAAACCGTTAAAACGGGTTACATTGATGTTGCACCGCAACATATATAGTGTTATACTAGTGAAAACACTGATAGTGTTTCTACTAGTGATAGTGCTCATTAGAGGCTATCAAAAACTCGCTTAACATTAAAGGAGAAATAAGCATGTTCACAGAAATCACAAAAACTTTCGAAGCAAACCAAAAACTGGCCAAGGAATTGACCGCACAGTTGACAACCGCTTCAACAGAATTCACAAAAACAATCGTAGACGTTAACACACGTTTAGCAGAAACTTTCAAAACACAAGCCGCAGAAGCTTACAAGAACTTAGAAGCATTTAAAGTTCCTGGTTTTGATGCATACACTGCAAAGTCAAGCAAGAAGTAATATCATGTGGGCTAGAATCAAAAAATTCTTTGCCTCTATGACTCGCCAGTCCTCCATGGACTGGTGGGAAGAGCAATACCTAAACGCGGCACAAAATGTCGCTGATTTAGAGTATCGCCAAAGACAACTCTCACAAGGGTTTTCTAGATCAAAGGGATATTAAAATGAAAACATTTTTAAATGCAGTATGGGAAGTTTTGACTGAAATTGGTCGTACCAGAGCTGCCATTGCGGCAGCACGAGCCGGGCAATTTGATATAGCCAAAGCATTAATGAAATAATATGTCGGCTGTTCGCAAGGTCTTAGTTAGCGAATATCCAAAGTACCGCAAACATTTAAAAGCACTTGACGCAGAAAGCAAGTATCTGCGTTTTGGGCACCCTATTAGGGACGAAATGATTGATCAATTGTGCGATCAATTTGAAGCAGATGCAGACAAGAACATTTTATTTTGCGTAGAAAATGACAATTTGGACTTTGTCGCAGTGGGTCACATTGCACTACAAGACGAGATGGAATTGGCTTTTAGTGTATTAAAAGCCTATCAAGGGCATGGACTGGGCAACCAGCTATTCCGACGTGTTATACAATGGTGCAGGACACACAACCGACTAAAAGGTAACATGGTTTGTTTAAGCACTAATAGCGTGGTCAAGCATCTTTGTACCAAGTATGGCATACGTATGAAAAACGATGGCGGCGAAACACTTGCTTCAATTGAACTAGATCATCCCGATATCGCTACTTACTTTACCGAAGCCACTGATAGTAATCTAGCTGTTATGGATTACTTAGGCAAGCGTTTTGTACATAAACTCAAACAACACTAATCAAAGCCTTCGCTAAATACAGTGAGGGCTTTTTCATGAAGATTAGAGAATTAACAGAAGCATCGGGTTATATTGCCAGAAATGCCAAAGAAGCAAAAGATCCGCGCTGGAGTACAAGTTTAACAGTTGATGTTAAAACTGATACAATGCGTAAGCAATTGTCTGCGTTCTTTCCTACATCTGCACCCGAAGACGGCCAAACACAAATTAAAGAGAACAGTTCAAAATGAGCAAACAATTAAACGAAGGCTTGGGTAGCCTTAACGTAGAAGAACAATATGACGTTAGTCGTATTCAGCAGTTGGCAGGTATTGCCAATGCTTCAACTGTAGCAGGTACTCCTGTTGCTGAAGATATCAATGACGATATCAGCAATGAAGAAGCTCGTGAACTTGCTGGTCAATTAGAGACGCTAGTGCATGCCTTGGACAACGCCTTAGGCGATATTGAACATTTAATTCGTACCAAGCTGCCAAGAGAATATCGTTCATTAGAACACTACACATTAGCACATATCAAGGCTGGCATTGGCGGCTATGGCTATGCTGAAAACCGTATGGCAAAATCCTTGCATGGTTTGGTAGAAGATTTAATTGACTACAGCGAAGGCGACGAAGATACATTATGAAACAGTACCGCGTCACTTCTGAAATGATCAACCCCAAGGGCAATGATCCAACAGTGCCTGATGCGTATATAGATCCTGATGAGCTGGCAAGGATCACGGCCCTGTCAGGTATTCCCAACCTGTGGTCAGCTAATGTTCCCGAATCCTCTAGCCCAGTTGATGGTTCAGTAGGCACTGAAAAAGGCAAGTATCAACGTGATAACAATATAACACCAGGATCAGCTGCCTGGTTTAGACTTTGGTTTAGTTTACCTTTCTTAACAGGAGAGAAGTCGCGTGAATAAATGTAAGCCTGGTTGCCCTTGTGGCTGCGAGCTTGATGGCCGCGAATGTAGATGCCACGATGTTGAGCCCTTAAAAGAGCCGGAACCAAATCCCAATCAGTATCCAGTCTACCCCGAAGATGACGGGTATGATCTTCCTAGAAATCCCTACAGCCAAGTGTAAAAATGCTCAAGCATTGCAACAGTCAATTTGACAAAAACGGTTATTGGTGCCAACCCATTGCAAAGCTAACATATTTGCCAACCTTAGAAGACGTTGAGCTGTTTGATCAAAATGGTTATGATTTGACCAGGATTGAACAACACTATGCCAGCAGTAACCAAACAGACTTTGCACATCATAGAAGCCACATTGTGGCACTCAAGAAGCCTTGGTTCAAACACCCAAATGATCCCATTGAAGGTGCTGTACTAAATCACAGTTTGTTATTTGAACGCAAGGGTTACTCAGGCGAAGCATTACGGCAACTCAGTTACTGGGCTCGCCAGCTTCCTTTGTTACATAAAATTATAGCCATGCGTCCCAAATGGGGCTTGGACTTTAGCATGGACTATGTTGACCGCGATGGCAATGCATTTGAAGTCTTACACTGGGAGTGGGACAGTTTTGACTACGATGAGATCGACGCTGTTCGCAAAATTATAGAGCCTACACTGGGATCCATAGACTGGGATGATGCTGGTAAAGAAATCTTAAAACAAAAGGACAAATGGCACCACTTGGACTTTTTTGCACAAAGCAATTGGAAGTGCCAGTATTTTGGCATACCTAAAGAACGTTTCAAAATGGTAATTTGGAACTAATGATCGTTTGGCAATATTGCCACCTCTAGACACAGCTAACTAATGCACTAGGCTTATTAGAGCCTTTAATTTAGAGGAAAAAATGAAAAAACTCATTTCAATCTTTCTTATGGCCTTGGCATTTGGTGCACAGGCTAAAGAAACAATCACTATCGTTTATGCATGGGGTCCAGGTGACTCTGTTGCCAACTACCATCGTACTATTGCTAACGAAGCAAACAAGATCCAAGACAAGTACAACTTTATCTTTGATACCAAACCAGGTGCTGGTGGCGCGATTGCCGCTAACCATGTTTTAAATACACCAGCAAACATTTTGGCACACAGCACAGCATTCTTTGTTCGTCCTGTTGTATTCCCAAATGAAAGCTATGACTTGACCAAGTACAAAGAGCAGTATGTTCACTGTATGGCTCCTATGGCTGTGACATCTACCAAGTACAAGACTGTCAAAGACGTACCTGCCAACGCTTCTGTTGGTATTAGTGGATTGGGTGTTACAACTCACTTGGCCGCTATTGAATTACAAAAGCGTTACCCACAGTTGAACATTGTCCCTTTTAAGTCAACAAACGATAGTATGTTGAGCATGGTATCTGGACAGACTGATTTGCACATTGGCTTTATTTCAGAAGCCGAACAGTGGAGCAAAGAAAATGCCCGTGCAGAGCGTAAAGTCACTGTACTAGGTATTACAGGTAACAAAGTTGTTAATGGATATACACCATTGGTACGCCAGGGTTTTGATGCCAGTTTTGCTGACATGAACGTTGGCCATCATATGTTGTTGCCAGTCACAGTTGACGAAGCCAAGCGCAAAGAATTCCACGAAATCTTTGCTCGTGCAGCCAAGACCGATGCAGTACGTGCGGCCTATGCTGTTGACTATTGCGAGCCACAAACTATTGCTTATGATGGATTAGACAAGTTCTTTGCTTTCCACACAGCATACTGGAAGAAATTGGCTTCTGCTGTCAAGCTGGATACTAAATAATTTTAGTAAAGAACCCACCTTAGGGCCGTTTGTCGCTACGGAAAAAGGCGTCCGCGCAATTGAACTGCACCGCGTAGTGTGCGCCGTATAAAGTAAGCGGCACCTACTAAACTACCACTAAAGTGCTATACTAACAAAAAGTATAGTTCATAAATTACTATGAGCAACATTAGTTGCAATTTTAAATTAGGTAATTTATGAAGAAAATTATTTCTATGTTGTTGCTTTTGGCTTGCATGTCAAGTGCATGGGCTAAAGAAACAATTACAGTAGTATATGCATTTACTGTAAGTGATACTATGGCAAATTATAGCAGAACGCTAATTGAAGAAGCCAACAAAGCACAAGACAAATATGTTTTTGTATTAGAAGCAAAACCAGGCGCTGGTGGTAGTATTGCGTCCCGACATGTTGCAAACACACCAAATACTATTTTAGCAACGTCTGGTGCGTTTTTTGTACGCCCAAACTTCTTTCCAAATGAAAGTCACAAATTAGAAGACTTTAGAGAGTTGTTGGTTCAAAGTTCTGCTCCAATGAGTGCTTCCAGTGTAAAGTACAAGTCGTGGAAAGAAATCCCAGCTGATGCCCCCATTAACATTGGTGTAAGCGGCCTTGGTGTTGTTAGTCACTTGTCTGCTGTGCAAATTAAAACCAAATTCCCAAATGCAACAATTGTTCCATTTAAATCAACCACAGACGCATTGTTATCTATGTTAGGCGGCAACTTAGACATTGCAATCGGCTTTATGGGCGAGCAAGAAAAATGGTCTGACCAAAAAACTCCAGATGGTAAGAGTGTGACAATTTTAGGTATCACTGGTCCCAAGAGTGTTAACGGTCGCCCAACTTATGTAAGTGCTGGTTTCCCGCAAGTGTTTACTAAAATGAATAACCCTAATCATTTAGTTGTTCCCAAGACAATGCCAGAAGCACAGTTCAAAGAGTTGCGAGAGATCCTTTACAAAGCTTCTAAGGCTAAAACAGTGACACAATCATATGAAGTTGACTTTGGATCTGCAGCCGACGTATCAACTGCCAAATTGGACGCTTGGTATGCTGAACAAGCCGAACACTGGGCAAAAGTAAGTGAGGTAGCCAAGGCACAAATGAAATAAAATGTGCCCCAATTATACCAGTGTTTTAAACAACATATAAACGGCTAAATATTGGGCAAACTACAGGGAGTTTCTCTGTAGTTAAGCTAAATATATACGAGCCGAATGCTCACAACTTAGCTGAATGCTAATAAAAAGGAAATTTTTGTCATGACAACAAAATTAACTTGGGTTCTAGCCCACGAGCCGTACGATCTATTCTTACGTGCCGCTGAAAAATTCTCAAAAGAAGTCAGCGAAAAAACTAACGGTGCTTTCGAAATCGAAATTCTTGGTATCCAAGAATATGCTGCCAAGTACAACGGTGGCGTAGCTATTGATAACCGTTTTGGTCTATTAGACCTATTGGAGAGCGGTGCTGTTCAAATGAGCCAAATGTACACAACTACATTGGGTCAATTGAGCCAGGACATGTTCGTCCTAGACTTGCCTTTCTTGTTTGAAGGCCACGACCACGCTGAGCGTGTGTTAGACGGTGCAGTTGGTCAACAACTATTCGCTAAACTAGCCGAAGAGTCAAATGTTAAGGGCTTGGCCTTTACATACTCTGGTGGTTTCCGTATCATCCCAGCAACAGAAGCAGTTGAGAACTTAGAGTCTCTACGTGGCATGCGTGTTCGCGTTCCAGCATCTCCAGTTGCCAAGGACACATTCGAAGCTATCGGTGCAGTTCCAGTTGAAATGGCTATTGAAGATCTAGCTGGTGCTTTGGCTGCTAAGACAGTTGACGCTGGTGAATCTACATACCCACGTATCTATGGTATGCAACAAGCTCAACACGCTGCCAGCATCGCTCACAGCGAGCACAGCTTGTTCTTGACATCATTGATCATCAACAAGACATTGTGGAACAGTTTAGACACAGCTACTCAGCAAGTTTTTGCTGACGCCGCTTTGGCTGCTGCTCGTATCGAGCGTCAAGAGTCTATCGAAGACATCGCATTGACACAAGCTCGTGCTGTTAACGAAGGTATCAACGTTGTTCACTTCTCCGCAGAAGACAAGGCAGCTTTCAAAGCCGCTACTGCTCCTTTGCATGTTAAGTACGATAGCGTATTCACTTCTGGCCTAATCGGTCAAATCAAATCTGCTTAATTTTTAAGTAAGTTAAGGGTACAACTTCGGTTGTACCCTTTTTTCTTGGCCGCTTAAATAGGCGTATGAGCACAGAACAATTTAGATGGATTGACGATAACCCCGAAACAGACTCATGTGAATACTGTAGTGTATGCATTGTTGGGGATAGGATTGATATCGCATCACAACCAAACGATACCACAATTGGTGTAGTGGTTGGCGCTTTGGACTTTGATTCAGCTTGGGCCACTGTACAAATAAGCGGCAGGGTTGAAGTCTATAGGTCCAACTTTAAACCCAGGTCCTGGATCTTATTGCGAGAAAACACAAAAACAGGTCCACATGGTCCAATTGATGAATACTTTATTAGGTCTTGACAAGTGCTCAAAATGGTGCTATACTATGCTTATCGTGACTAACATTCGAGGTCCAAGATGAGTATGCATTTAGAAGGTCCATGGCTCAGTACCACTGGCAAGCGCAAAGGCAAGAAAAAGTTTGCAAGTGCAGAGCAAGCAAGAAAGGCCCGTGAACTAGATGCTGAGTGGCTGGAACTACAAAAGCGTTGGGGAGTAGACGCAGACGATAAAAAGCGCCGACGTGCCCTTGCCGCAGAGCCGTATATTGCCCCTAAACCCATGCATCGTGGTGCTGAACAGGCTCGTATCCCAAGTTTAAATAGTGGTGCCGGAGTTGCAACAGTGGCGGCTCCGAAGGTATATACAGGTACAATGGTAAAAGGTATTGCTACAATGCACAAGTCAAATGCTGTTCCTGTTTTCAGTGATGAGCAGGCTGTAGATATTAGCAGGATGCGTAGATAATGAGAGATATGGTAATCAAGGAATGTCATCGTTTAGCGGCATTGTTAGGCGAGGAACTTGATTCTAATTGGAACAATGTAAGCAATCAAGAGTTGCTGACGATTTATGGTGATTTACGAATTGAACTTGAAACTGAGGAGTATGACGATGAAAACTAAACTTTTAATTGCTGTGGTTGCGCTGTTGGCCTTGAGTGGATGTGCTACTCGTACAGGCACTGCAATTGTAGCAGGCACTGCTGGCATGGTCATTGGTAACGCAATGGCTCAACCCCGAGCAGTTGTTGTACGTGAAGTTCCAGTTGTTGCACCTGAGCGAGTAATTATTGTCAACAATGCATGTGCCCAATACCATACTCACAGCGAGAGAAGTGCGTGTGAACGTGGTACTCGTCAACGCTACTACGAAGAACAGCGTCGTCGAGAAAATGAAGCATATAGGCAGGGTTATGGTAGGTAAGAATATTTTTGACACCTGGGGTATTGAATACAATATCACCTTTGAGCAATTACTTGCACAAGAAAAAGCCACTTGGCAACGCATTTTAGTTGATCGTGGACTTATTGTGTTCCGCGGCCTTGGTCCCAATTTGACCGATGCAGAATATCACTCCATTGGTGAAAAGTTTGGTCGTGTGTGGACTCAAGAAGACTACAAGCGCACCCCTACTGATACCACGATTAAACATCGAGACACTACGCCTGTCAGCTATTTTCAAACCAACAACATGTGGGGCGCCAGGGACATGAAGTATCATGCTGACATGGCACATGTTGGAGAGAACAGTTTTCCGGCCCGAGCACTTTATATGGTGCGTGGCGCACAGAATCGCAGTGGTGAAACTTCTTGGTTAAACTTAGAAGCGGCTTGGGCACAGTTTACTCGTGAAGAAAAAGAACAGTTTAAAAACCATTTTATTGTACAACAAGACATGTACAAGCCAGGTACCAATTTGGTTAGATATCCTTTTCTAAAAGCCAATCCCAAAAGCGGAAAGTTTAGTCCGCGAGTCAACTGCTATGTCACACCTGGCAAAAATCAAGTTGCTTGGGTTCACCACGTTGAACACGATGACACGCCCGTAGAGGATTCGGGTGCATTTATTGAATCTGTGTATCAACTATGCGAAAGCAAACTCAATACTGTATATTCGCACACCTGGGATGATGGCGATTTGATTGTTTATGATAATTGGAATTCGGTTCACAAGCGTACTGAAGTTAAACTGGCGCCTGGAGAATCTGATCGCTTGCTTAAACGATTAACTTTCAATATTTAAAATATCGTAATCCAGCAAACCAATGGTATTGTGTGTTTCTCGAATACCATTGGCGTTATTGTATGCCATCCTGTCCCGGACATTCATTGATGTTACTGGATTTGAAAGCCAATTCTGATAATCTTCTATGGTAGGGAAAAGCAGGGTTCTTATTCTAACCAAACCATCTGTGAAGTTTCTTTCGCCAACCACTGCTGGTGGCCCATAAGTACGCAGAGCATTTTTTACCGATTCGGGCGCGGCATAAAAAGGCACATTGACATTGGGCCTAACTTGCTTGATAATCAATAATTGGCAGGACATTGTGTATATATTCAAAATGACATTGTCAGACTAGCCAAAAAGAAACCCGGGAATCCCGGGTTTCTAATAATCCAAAGTCTATAATTAAATTATAGAACAGGTGCTTTAAATGGATTGTAGTTTGGCATATCAACAGTGTGAATTTCTTCAACAATGCCATTGGCTGCATTATGTGCATTACGTGCGGCAACGTTAGCTTGAATTGGTGCAGAAGCTTGCCAATCAATATAAGATTGTGCAGTTGTAAAAAATAATGTACGGATTTTCTTTAATCCGCCATCAATATTGCGCTCACCAGCAACAATAGGAATTGGTTCAGCTCGCATTGAAGCCTTGGCTTCTACTGTAGGAGTAAAGAATGCAACATCTAGTGATGGGCGAGTTTGTTTAATAACTAATAATTTTGCGGCCATTTTAGGCTCCTTTAAGTTTTGGCAAAGTCATCTGCCAAGTTTATTTAGTTAAAATAGGGCTTTTAAACTGGGTTTTTGTTGCTAAAATGCAACAGTCTAAGTGTTGCTAAAATACAACAAAAGTACACAAAAAATAGCCCAAAAACGCCCAAAAATCTGGCCCAAAACACCAAAAAATGGTTGACTTCTGGTCCAGATCGCAGTATAATAATAACATGAACTGCAAAAACACCCCAACACAACGCAAGCGCCGTACAGATCGTAACCATGCAATTTACGAACTGTTTTGCGAAGCAACAGGTGAAAGCTACATTGGTATCACTGTAGTTGATGGGACTGCATTGGGTTCTGTTCGTGGACGTTTTAACCGTCACTTGAGCCGTGCTAAGACAGAAAGCAAGAACTGGAACTTGTGCGAAGCACTTCGTACATATGGCCGTGAAGGCTTTACTCCCTACTTGTTGGAAGTGGTTCGTGGTAAGACAGCGGCTCATGCTCGCGAACGTGAATTGATTGCAATTATGCAACCTGCTCTTAACTCTCTTTAAAAGGAAACACCATGAGTGATTATGCTATGTTCTCTGATGCTGGCGATGCCGCAGTTCAAGATATTGTGGGCCTGGCCAAACGTCAAGGCCTGTCTTGGAAAATCACATACAGCCTGCTGATGGCTCTGAGTGAAGACGAGCGTTTTGGTGAAGCCACTGACACCGCAGTTCGTGAATGCGTTTACAGTGCCTGTGGTTACAATACCCCTTTTTACATTTAAGGACTCATCATGTTTGAAACAGAATACGAAGTGGAATTTAACGGTATCAAGTATGTCCAAAAACACGGCAACCCGTTTGATCGTGGCTCAGCTGACAGTTACTACCATCGTGAAATTAATCCTCACTACTGGCCCGAAGGCACTGGCCATGGCACAATGGTCGAGGGCAAGGATATGACTCCTGCAGAGATTGTGGCCTACATGGCCGGTTACGAATGGAACGAAAAGTTCGGCGACAAGAAAGAATGGTAAATGGTCCGCGAGTATCAAGTTATCAATGCAACATACGATGAATTCCATCGTCGTGTGGCAGAGTTGATTGCAGAAGGATGGCAACCTCAGGGTGGTGTTGCCATCATTCGAGAATACTTGACAGAGCCAACCACTTATTACTTTCAGGCATTCGTTAGGTAAATCTTACTTAAATTTGTAAATCTTGTTTACATTTTGCTTGACAAAGTTGTAAAAAGACTATACACTTATCTACATTGTATAGTAATAAATTTTATAATTTTATAACAATGCAATAAAGGGTAGTGGTAAGTGAAAGTCTAATACTGAAGTTGCTTGTAGTACTAGAGCAGGTATATTGATGCGTTCCCCCACTGTAAGTACTATACAGGGAACAAATATGAAACGAACAATTTATTTTGATACAGTAAGCAGTCAGTTCAGCGTAGACGCTAAGATTGCAATCAGTGACATTACCAACAGCACCATTGACACTGTTGATTCGTGGCCAGCTCTTATGAGCCTGCTTTGCCAAGAATTGTGTCATGGTGAGGCGTCTGAAAATGATATTACATTAGTAATCTTTAATAAAGATACACTGTCATTTCCGGGTACTACAGTAAATGAAATTGTAGATGCACTAACAACAATTTCAACTATAGCAGGACCAAAAAAAGTAAGTGTAGGAATTTTAGTAAATGACAAATGCGAACAAAAGTTTATACAAGATTTAAAGAAAAGCAACATAAGCGGCATCGTACCAAACTATAAGAGTTTTGGAGATGCCGATTTCTTTGACGCCTTGAATACCTTACTGTCTGGAACTACGCACTGGCCCGAAGCATACATTGTGCCTAGAGTAAAGTTATCTACTAGAGCCACAGTGGAATATGGTATTAGACTAACTGGGCGCCAAAGAGAAATCTTAGCCTTGGTGGCCAATCGCGGTTTGAGCAACAAAAAGATTGCACAGATTTTAAATATCAGCGAAAGCACTGTGAAAGTGCATATCAGTTCTATCCTAAAAGCATATGGAGTACGGAATAGGACACAGTTGGCCTTAGCCGGAAACAAAGGATTGCATGCGTGAAACACTGTCAGATATAGTTTATTTTTGCCCTTGGGTTTCATCTACAAAAAGTAAAAATTCACAAGCCAACGAGTTAAAGTCAATTGTCAGTGTAGCCGACAACTTGAAACAGTTGTCAAATATTGAAGTTACTATTGCCCCAACTTGGGCCGCGCTTATTGAGCTCATGCAAGACAACAACCGAAATAACATGTTGGTGGTATTTCGATTGGACTTCTTGGAGCGTGAAAATATGATGCTAGGCGAAGTGCTGACCATGCTGAGTTCACTGACCAAATTTGTATCCACAAAGACCATTAACATTGCAGTGGTTGTACCCAGTGCATGTGACGCTGATTTGATTGCACAATTAAAAAGAAATGAAGTACTGGGTATTATTCCGGGCATGCGATTCTTTGATCACAGTGACACAGTTGAAGCCTACGAGCGACTGCGTCGTGGACAAAGTCATTGGCCAGCTGTGGCAATTGAAGCACCAATGAAGCGATACGTTCGTAAGAAAAAAGGTGTAGACTTGACCAAGCGCCAAAGTGAAATCTTTGTTTTAATTGCCAAGCGTGGACTAAGCAATGCCAAGATTGCTGAGATATTGAAAATCAGCGAGTACACTGTCAAGATTCATGTTAGTGCAATTTTACGAAGGTACGGTGTTAAAAATAGAACACAACTTGCCCTGGCCAACACAACAGGCCCTATAACATAAAATATCCCGGAAGGGATATTTTTTTGACTCTAGTACTGACGCACACCCTACTACTTTTGCTACAAGCAAATCGGCACTTTTTCCTTTAACTAATTTTGTACAGCGGCAGAATCGAATCTACTGCTTACAATCCTAGGCAAACATACAGCCTAGAATTTTACTTTAAAGGAAAAATAAAATGGCTGATATGCTAACAACCGATCCCTTCTTCAATTTGACAAACCAGGTGGCTGGTGTCCGTGAAAAGGTTTCTGACTCAATTTTCGAAAACTACAAACTACAAGTTGCTCAAACCAACGACATCAACAACCGTGCCATGCAAGTTGCATTACACGACTCTAGCGAACTAGCTAACATCAAGCAAGAAATTGCCAACAGCACACTACAAACAATGTTGGCCGCTGCTCGTACAGACGCACAGATCGGTGCCACAAGTTCCGCTCAACAACGTTTGGTAATGGAACAAGCAGAAGCTACTCGTCGTTTAATCGTGGACTTGAACACACAAAACTTGAACACAGCATTGATCAACACAAACACAGCATTGACTGGTTTGGGCGTTCAATTCGGTGGTTTAGGTCTTGCATATGGTGGCGCTGTTAGTGCTTACCAAAGTGCTAACCAAGTAAGCGCAGTAAACGCATTACAAAGCGCAATCTCTAGCCAAGGTCTAGTTAACACAGGTACTATGACAGGTACCACACAAACTTCTACACCTACTAGCATCAATTAATAGGAGGACTCTATTATGTATAGATCCGGTATTATTGGTCTTGGATACGGTCGAGGTTACATGGGCGCAGGTATTGGTTATCCCTACGGCGCTTATGCAGGCATTGGTGGCTTTGGCTACCCAGGCTATGGCTTTGGGGGCATTGGCTTAGGCCTAGGCGGTTATGGTTATGGCTATGGTTACCCAGGCTATGGCTATGGCGGCTACTACGGTGGTATTTCAGGCGGCTTGTTATAAAATGAGCACAATGGGTTGGCTCACAAGGTCGACCCATTTTTTAAGGAGTAAAAATGTTTTCAGGTTATTATTATCCATACTATAGAAGTTTTATGTACCCCGTGAATCCATGGAGTTATAACACCAGCAATGTTATTGGCAGTGCAATATCCAACCAAGGCTTTGTAAACACAGGTACCGCAGTGGGGGTGAATCAAATTTCAACCCCAACAGTTATATGGTGATTAGATGTACACAGTGACACACACTATCACTAAAGAACAATATGTTAATGGCCGATTGGTCAAGCCCATGGCCAGCGAATCTCTGCCAGTGGTGGTCATTAACGAAAAAACTATGACGTTTCGCATGGACAATCGTACACTATGGACACGTTATAGTTTGGGCATGATTAACTTTTCAGTTGCGCTGTATGGCAATGTGGACAGTGAAAATGTTCTAGAAAATTTAAAAAAGGCAGCGGCAGCTTGTGGTGAATATTTTGCACCATATTATGGCTTTAATGCTGCCAAAAAGGTCAGCAGTCTCTTAGCAGTCATTGTGGTCAATGGCAGCAAGGTTGCAGAGGCACTTAAGGCCAAAAGAGACATTGTGGCTTACGAAACAATTTGGGACAAACAAATTGATGAACTTGCAAACTATCTCAATGAGCTTAATCCCAATTATTGGCCCAAGGACACACTCAACGAAATGTTCATTAACCTGACAGCACTGTGGACTGATGACTTTAAGGCCAGGCTGATCAAGGACTTTGTAGCAGATTCAATTGCACTTGATAACATTGTAAAAGTTGCAGTGTCGGGTATTCCCAATCATATCAACAAGGGTTATACCAGCATTGCTGATACCATTAGCAAAGGAATTATTGCACAGTCACCATTGGAGTTTACAAACTAACATCATGGCAGTACTGAGTTCAAATAAAGATATAGAATTAACTGACTTAGAAACGCATGTTGCGTTATGTGCTCAACGCCGACGAGCACTTGAACTTCGCTTAGATAATGTAGAGCGCAAGATTTCACAAGCAGATGAAAGATCAGATCGAATTAAAATCTTGGTACTGGGAGGATTAGTTTCTCTTGCTGTTGGCATAGCCGGAACTATATTTGCAGTGCTATTAAAACACGGAGTACTGCAATGAACAATCAACAACTGGCAGAACAACGCCGCTTAGAAGAAATATTAAAACTTGCTAGAATGCAACTCAATGAAGAGTACATGAAGAAGCACTCGGCTGCACATACTGCTTGGTTAACTGGTGCAAGAACAGCATGGAACAGCAGTGGGATTCTACTGCCATTTGCCACCAAATTTGTCTACCCGTCTGAAGAAGAAGTAGTGGCACGTGGAGTTGAGATTTACAATACACTAACACCAAAGACTGCAACAGCGCCTGTAACACCTGCCACAATTATCGAACAGCCGCAGACTATGGAAGAAGTTGTAATTGAACCCACAGTTGAATTACTGCAAGCAGGCGGGGATTTTGTATTAGCAGAAGTTGTTGAAGAAGAATCGCCGGTGGAAGAAGTTGTGCCGCTTGCAGTCGAAGAAGATATTACAGACGTTGAAGTAAAAGAAGAAACTCCCAATGTCCCAGAACCAACTGTGACTGATTCTCTAATAGAGAACCGATTTAAAAGCCTATTCACCAAGTGGGGCGGCCGTGGTAATTTTTAAGGAAAACAAAACATGATGTTTAACAATTTAGGCCTGTATTCGTACTGGCAGTATCGCAGACGCAGACCCGGACGTAGTAGCCCACGGCCCCTGGCTCGCAGGGGAGGCTTTCCGCTTATTCAACAAATTGGCGGTGCTGGCCAAGACTTTTTTATCAATGGCGGCACGGGACCTGCGGGACCGCCTGGCCCTCCGGGACCACCTGGTACTCCTGGCCTGGTGCCTGTGACCATTGTTACAACTACACCATTTACGCCCACGCTGACAAATTATCTATTGGATATAAATGTAGCAGGACCTTCCAGTGTGGTGCTTCCTGTAAGCCCAACTGGCACAGTTTTTATTGTCAAAGACTTTAGCGGTAATGCTTCTACTAATCCCATTACAATAACAGCCGTTGGCGGAACGTTATTTGACGGTAATGCAAATGCCACTATCAATGCGGACTACGGTGCTTTGCAATTGGTATTCAATGGAACAGAATGGAGTATAGTGTAAGATACACTATCAATTTTTAAAGGAAGACAACTATGTCATATACAAACAATCCAACTTCAATACTTGCAGGAACAGGTATTACAGTTACACCCACAACTGGCACCGGTGCCAACACTATTACTATTGCTGCCACTGGCGTAGTAATCACAGCAATTAGAATTGCCATAGCGACCCCCGTAGTAGTAGCACCTACAGATGCAGCCGTTAGTGTACAAGTTCCAGGACCTGTACCTGTGGCTGTTACATTGCCGATTGGCGTAACTGGCCAAACTTTTATCATCAAAGATGGTCTAGGCTTGGCTAGTGTTGCAACACCTATTACTATTACACCCGCCGCAGGTAGTATTGATGGCGCTATCACAGCTACAATTACAGCACCTTATGGTTCATTGACAATGATCTATGACGGTGTACAGTGGTTACTAACTTAATCAATTATGGCCTACAATAGACAACCACAAACAGTATTAGCGGGGATGGCGCTAAAGCAAAATCCTCCTCCAACCATCTTACAACCTGCCGGAATTGTTGCAGTGACATTAGATGCTGACATAGCAACTACCGCCAGCCTGGGCGTAGTCCAAATTGGCAGTGGCTTGTCTATTACTCCCGGCGGTGTATTGTCAGCAACAGGAAGCAGTAGTGGCTTACTCAACGTAAAATTAACATCCATTGACTATACTGCTACAGTATCTGATTATTACATTGGTGCTACTAAGAAAGACATTGAAATAACTTTACCTTTAGGAGTAACCGGTAAAGTTTATATTGCCAAAAATCAAGTCAGCGGAAATATCAAGGTTAAAGCATCAGGTGGACAAAAAATAGACACGGCATCTGATGTAAATCTGGGCACAAATAACAGCATTGTTGTTGTGTTTGACGGTACACGATGGAACGTCATTGAATAAAAGGAAATAAATCATGTATAAAAAAATTACACATACCATTGTCGAAGAGCACTTCGATCATCCCATGGGCGTTGGCATTGCAGCCAACGTAGGCCTACCCAAATTGGGGCGCCACACAATTGCCGAAGTTATGTCAAGTGGTCAATTCAAGACCTACGTTGACAACTATTTTATGGAAACAGAAGACAAGCTGGTTGAATTTGCTAACGCAACATTTGACGAGAATCTTGATTTCCAGTCTGCTATTGCCAATGCTATGAATTACGAATCTCTAGGCAACACCTTGGGCAAATATTACGATGTTGAATTCCAGGAACGCTTTAATCAGAACATGGGCATTTGGATTATGCAATTGTTGTACTACTGGAGAAACTCTATTCGTAAACTTGACAACAAAGAGACCCTAGCAAGACTAAAGACTCAAGCCTGGGCCATGTCACAAATAATGAATCAGTACAACAACTACTGGGACAGAGATATTCTAAGAGCACTACTAGACGACTTCCTTGGAGAGTTCGTAAACTTAGGCAATGCTAAATTGGCAAAAAACAAGGCCAACGAAACTGCTTCCTTGGATCGCATTGCAGCCGCTGGTTCAAAACTATCCAACTATCTTGCCAATGGTGTTATACAACAGCACCCCGAGTTGTTTAGTGTCTAATGCCCAAACAAGCAGTTGACCTTAGAGAATGGGCCAGTCCCGTTGAAGAACAATGGCAACTGGGTAGTTGCACTGCACAGGCAGTAATCGGTGCTTATGAATTATTGACTAAGATGCACTACCCAGACCAATTTGTTGATCTAAGTAGATTGTTTTTGTACTACAATGCTAGAAAAATTGCAGGCGACGTAGAAGAAGATGTTGGGGCGTATGTTTCAACTGCTTTGACGGCAATTGAGTTATACGGACTTTGTAGGGAAGATCTATGGCCATATGATGCTGGCCGATTCAAAGTTGAACCTGGATATAAATGCTATCGCGATGCCAAAATGCGATCTATAACCAACGTTCGTGAAGTTACTTCACATGACATGATCATTGACATGCTTGATCGTCAGTATCCAGTTGTAGTTGGTGTTGCTGTTTATTCAGGATTTGACTCTATTGACAATCAAACAACAACTTTAAAAATGCCTATGACTGCTGAGGAGCCCATTGGTAGTCATGCCATGTGCATTGTTGGATACAATGATGCCCGGCAAGCATTTTTAGTAAGAAACAGCTTTGGTGACGACTGGGGCGAAGGCGGATATTTTTGGGTTCCCTTTGTGTACGCAGACGAAAATTTTTCAGATATGTGGACTTTTGATGTGAAATTAAACGGTATAAACAGTTAAAAACAGTTAATACCCAAGTATTACCTTTTTGTTGCTAAAAAACAACACTTTTTGACCAAAAAAAGCTCAAAAAACAGCCCAAAATGCCAGAAAAAGGTTGACCATCTGGACCAGAACCAGTATAATACATACATAGCGAAACAAAACAGGAGTTAGAAGATGACAGAATTTGAAAGCAAGTGCTACGGAATGTCCGAAGCTCAAATCCGCGAAGAGTACATGAACAGCATCACTGCTAAGTTTAGCGGACTTGAAATGGTTGCTATGGGTGTGTTGTCAGACTCCCAAGAATTGCTTGCAATGGGTCGCAACGAACAAGCCCGTAAACAAATCAACATTGCCAAATTCATCCTGTCAGAAATGATGGATGCACGAGTTTCAGCTTAACTTAAGGAGATCACAATGAGCTATGTAATCGTCTCTAAAGGCACTGGCCTTATTGTTACTGATGGTCCTAACAAGACCCGTGCTTACAAAACTTTTGGTGCCGCTAAGGCGACCCGTACTCGTCTCTGCAACAAAGCAGGTTGGAGCGAAAACGAATTGCACATTGTTGCTCGCGACACTTACCAGGCTCCCAAGATCACTGTTAAGAATCTTATGAGCGGCAAGAATGTTGTTATCGATGCAGACACTCCTTGGTGTTGCAACCCTGCCAGCGAAACTTATTGGTCAATGTAATAAAGGAATTTAATTATGAATGCAAATGTAGAAAACCTTATCAACAAATACTCAGAGATTCTGGACCGAAATCCCTTGGATCAAATGGAAGATACTCAAAGTATCTTGACTAAATTTACACAGGCCTTGGCCACAGAACTAGGTGAGATTCTAGTAGCAAGTCCTTACAACGAGGGAGTTCAGATGTACTTTGACGAGAAGATTGCTCGCTACGAAGTTAAAAAAGCTGTTGGACTATAAAATGATTCGAATAATTTTCTTTTGGTTGATCCTATTTGCCCTGTTCTTTTTTGGCATAAAATTTCTTAGAAGTTTGTCCGGAAGCGAAGCATGGGCATTGACAAAGCTAGTGACCTATGCTATACTTTGCTCACTGCTAACAACAGCATTCTTAATTTTTATTGTCATTCTTTTTTAAAGGTTCACTATGAAACGCATTGCAACTCTTTCCCTTATTGCGGCCGCTGTCTTGGCCACTGGCTGTACTCGAATCGAAACCGGTGAGGTTGGTGTTCGTGTTGGATTTGACAAGCAGGTTCAGCCTGGCGAATTGCTACCAGGTTCTTTCAATCAAGTCTTGATTGGTGATGTGCTTACATTCCCTATCAAGGATGTCAATGTTGCACTTAACGACATGACTCCCGTGGCCGCAGACAACAGCACAATGAAAGACTTTGATGCTGTGGTTGTTTATAACATCAACCCTCAACAGGTAGCAGAACTGTACAGTACCAAGAACAAGGCATTCCATGCTGAGATGAAGGGTGACACTTATGTAATGTACAACTACATTGTTCAAAATGCTCGTAATGCTATCTACAAGGCCGCACGTAAGTATGAAGCCTTGGACATGGCCGACAAGCGAAGCGAAATGGAAAAGTTTATCCAAGATGAAATCGTTCGCAATTTGGCAGAAGAAAAACTAGACGGTACTATCATGATCAGTCAAGTCTTGATTCGTAATGTTGTGCCAGCAGATTCAGTTGTTGAAAGTGCCAACGCACTGGTCCGTGCCAAGAACGAACTCAAGCAAAAGGAAGTTGAAGTTAAAACTGCCGAAGCTGAAAGCCGTCGTATGGCCGCATTGGCAAATAACAGTGCCAGCTCAATTGCGTTTATGCAAGCACAGGCCATGTTAAATATCTCAGAAGGTATTAAAGCAGGCAAAGTGCAGACTATTGTTGTTCCCAGTAACTTTAACGCACTCATGATGCCCAAATAAATGGGCAAGATGACACCTGAAGAGTTAGAAGAACTTTGGAAGTTTGTCTTGACACCTAAAATTAAAAAACCTATCAAGAGTGTAGTGCCAACCGAACTACACTATGACCTAATGGGGCGGGAGTTCAAAGAAGGCCAGTACGTTGCAGTCAGTGACGGTGGCCTTTATATTGCTCAGGTAAAACGCTTCACTCCTAAAATGGTCGAAGTAGAAAAGGTTGGTAGCAAGTATCGTAGCAAGCGATTAAAGTACGCAAGCGATATGGTTATTCTTGATGGGCCCGATGTGTTTATGTGGGTGCTGGCCAATGGACTTTAAAAACAAAGATGACGCACATGACTTCTTGGTAAAAATTGGTGCCATTCGTCCCAATGAGCGTACCTTGCAAGGGCAAGAAAAAGAAGAGATGATGCTTATCTTAAAGATCCTTACTCCCACACACTCAACAAACAATCAACGGTTCATCAACGAGCACTACAGGTATGGCAATTTTGAATATTCAGTTACATTTTTTGATGAATCCGAATACGAAATCATTGAGATTGAATCATAACTCATAATTACATAATAGTTTTAAAGGAAACCAAGAATGGCAGATATTATCGATGACGCACAAGAAGCAATGGAAGCGGCCGAAGAACTTCGACGAGCCACTGCAAAGGCATTCAAGCCAATTCGTACGGGCTTTTGCCTTGAGTGCGAAGAACCAACAGAGTTTACATTCTGTTGTGTAGATTGCAGGGACTCCCACGAAAAACGAGAGAAGATGAAGGCCATCAACGGCAAATGATGTAGTTACCGTAAAATGCAGTTCAGGTAAATATCTGATGCGTTTACGTGAACTATTATCAGAAGTCAAAATTGACAACAAAGACGGGGCAGGTGCAGTTCCTTTTAATCAAGACATTGATTACTTTGGACTACGCACCACAATGCGTCCAAGTACATTCTTGCGATTGGCTGCTCCGCTGGGACAAGAACACAGCGCCAAGCTAGAAAAATACATTGCTGACGGTGGTGCAATTGGCGCCCCATTCTTAGACATTAAAATCCCCCAGGAATGGGACGACGGCGACTTTTCTAAGCCTGCACAAGTTGCGGGACATGAAGGTCGCAATCGCATGACTGCTATTAAAAAGCTAGAAGGCGATGCGCCTGTTGAAGTACATATTTTACCACGTGGCGGATATCGTGCTAGAGACATTACTCCAGAATTCAAAGCCGCCCTGGCCAAGAGCTTGTATGCAGAAAAAAGTACATCGTTAGTGACAGGCCCGCTATTTGAAGATGAACTAGAAGAAGGATGGAAAGACACTATGGCCAACTTGGCCATTGCTGGTGGCATTGCTGCCGGTGGTATAGGAGGCATGGCTGCAAAACAGGCGGCGCAAGATTACTTTAAAGAGCCTACTGCGGCAGTAGCTCAGGCAACAACAAAAGCACCAGAAGTTCCAAAGACATTTGCACAAGCCAAATCTGCACCAAGTGCGCCTGCTGCCGTTAAAGCAGAGCCCAAACCTGAAGTACAGAAAAAACTCAATGTACAACCTATTACTGGCAATCCTTTGGAAGCTACGTTATTAAAAGTTGCCAAATCTTCTGGCCTACAAGGTTCCGAACTTGCGGCATTTATGGCTCAATGTGCTCATGAAACCTTGGACTTTAAACGTCTGGTAGAATTTGGCGGTAGCTTAGACTTCCGCAAATATGATCCAAAATATGCACCCAAGAAAGCCAAGGCCCTAGGCAACAAGCAAGTGGGAGATGGTGCCAAATACAAAGGTCGTGGCTTTATTCAAATCACTGGCCGTTACAATTACAAACGTGCAGGGGAAGCACTGGGCTTAGATTTAGTAAATCATCCAGAATTAGCCGAAGATCCAGCAACAGCAGCCAAGATTGCTGTTTGGTTTTGGAAGCATAGAGTGCAACCCAACGTAGACAACTTTAAAAATACCACTGATGTTACCAAGCAAATTAACCCCGGCATGCGAGGATTAGAACAGCGCAAGGATAACTTTGCTGATTACATGCAAGTTGCCATGCGATAACGGTATATTTTGAACTAGCTCAAGTCTAGCCAAAAAACTAAATATAATACACGGTTGTAGAAGACCCTACAACTACAATTAAAGGAAAAGAAATGTTATCATTTTTAAAGAAGCTGTTTGGTTTTGGTAGCACACCAGCCTCAGAAGCACCATACAAGGTTGAAGTTACACAGCAAGGGGTTATTGCCGTAGGCGAGCCGCCAGCAACAGTAGCAATTCCAGTTGCAGGATTAATGTTGCCAGTTGAAGGTGCAGGCGCAGTTGAAGTTGTACCAGTTGCAGACGCTACAGTTCCAGTTGTTGCTGAAAAGAAGCCACGTGCCAAAAAGCCAGCCGCTGAAAAGAAACCAGCCGCTGAAAAGAAACCACGTGCCAAGAAAGCTCCCAAGGCTGAATAATGTTTTTGTCTGACATCACTCCACGTGTAACTGTATATGAATCCCTGCAACAGGTGAATGGCCGCTGGGCCCGCGTCAATACAGAAACAAATACCGTGGTAGAAATGTATCATGGAGCCAAGGATATTATTCTAGAGGGTGGCAATGTATTCAAAGATGCAGAAGGTAAGGAACTAACACAGCGTATCAATCAAGCTGATGTAGAACCAACTATTCGCTTCTTGGAAAAGATCACTGGTATCCCGCATTTTGAACATGCACTAGGTACAACTGGCAAGACTCCCACAAGCGGAGACTTGGATATTGGTATTCCGCCTGGTATCACCAAAGAAGAATTGGTCAACAAACTAAGTCAATGGTGCAGTCAACACGGTGAAGATTCCAAGGCCTTTATTAGAAAGTCTGGTATTAGCGTACACTTCAAAGCACCTATTGGTGGCAGTCCTGAGCGTGGTTATGTACAAACTGACTTTATGTTTGTGCCCAACTTAGACTTTGCAAAGTTTGCTATGGCAGCAGACCCACACAGTAAGTTCCGTGGCGCCCATAAACAAATTTTGCTAAGTAGCATTGCTAAAGTAAAAGGCTATACTTGGAATCCAACAACCGGTCTCATTGATCGTGCCACTAAAAAATTAGTAGACAATGGAGACAATCCAGATCATGTATCTGAATTGTTGTTTGGTCCAGGATTTGATCGTACTAGTCTGACCAGTGTTGAAGCTGTACTTAAAGCACTGGAAAATAATCCCCAGCGTGAAGAGTTATTAGCCGATGCTAGAGAAACATTGGGCCGCGAAGGGGTTGAAATTTAAAATGTTATTACGTCATATATTTGAAACTAGAATTGAAGTACTAATCGAGGGCCGCGGTTTGGCTGCTCGACTACCTGGTGAGCAATTTAAAAATCCACAAGGTGATGTTATCACATTTCAAAGCCTAGACTTTTTCCCCGAGCGTGGTCAGTTTGCCAGTGCTGAAGAAATGCAAGTAGAAATTGATGCTCAAAAAGCTGGTAAAAATATTCATTGGACCAATAAGCAAAATGCAGGTACCTTGGCATTTGCCATTGCTACATTTACAGATGCTGACAAAAAGGCCTATTACCTAGGTCGCTATTACAAAACAATCAGTGCTAACCGTATTCAAAACGATTGGCAACATACAGATATTCCAGGTGGCTTTAAGTACCAAAGCAAGTTGGGACAAAAAGAAAACACAGGCTACAAGCCAAGTGAGATCTTGAAACAGTTCAAAGACAACACAGTAGATACCATTGCTAAACAAATTATCACTAAATTTGGACAAGGCAGTGACGAAGTTGTTGCGCTAAATGCGTTCTTGACTGCTAATAAGTTTCCTATTACGTTCCCCAAGGGCAACATTAACATGACTGCGTTCCGCGATTACTTCTGCGAAATGCTACAGCCAATGGCCTTGTTAATGGAAAAGCCTATTAAAGGTAATGCAGGCGAAGCCGCTGATATCTTCTTTGGTAGTGGTGGATACAAAGGCTGTACTGTTAGTTTCAATGCCGCAGTAAGTGGCGGATTGTACGACAGCTTGCTGGTCAGTCCCGAAGGCAAACAAATTAAGTTATCAAGTAAAGGTGCGTCTGGTGCAAGTGCTTCCGTTGTTAACTTGTTAAAGAGTATTAACGAATTAAAGGTTGCTCCTAAAGGACAAATCTTACTTGAAAAGCACAAAGTAGTTGTTGAAATCTTAAAAGATATTGACGCTAAAGGTCACTTTGGTGCACCGCTAAAGTTAGCAGTAGACTACAAAATGATCACTGCTGATGACGCTACATTTGCAATGACATTAAAGAAGTACGGTCCCGATGATCAAATTGATTGGGCAGGACACTCTACACTAGAAGCATTGTACAACGGCCGCAAGGCACGTGACATGCGTGTTATTATTCCTATGGAACACATGATCAGTGCTATTGCTTATAAAGTTGCTGACTATGTAAATGAAAATACCAATTTTGGTAAAGCGGCTTCTGACATTCTAAACCACTCTGCCTTGGTGCAGATGTACACAAATTGTTCCGAAACCAAGGATACAATCAGCATTGATAGCTTTAATGCTGTATACCCAAGTGAAACCGTTACAGGCGTTTTACTTGATGCCAGTAAGGCTTACATGAGCACACAGGGTAAAGGCAACTTTACATTCAAGATTCTTAAGAATGGTGCCAAAGAAGTTGATGTACCAGACGAAGCAGAAGAGCCAGTAGCGGCTCCAAAGCCTAAGAAGATTGCGCCCAAAGACAAGCCTGCTATGACTACTACTAGCACTACTCGCCAGCTAAAATAACATTAAGTAGCACTTTTTTAATTTTTAAAGAACTTTTAAATACTAAAGTAGAGAATTTGGTCTCTACTTTAGTAATATGAAAAAGATAACTTTAGCCTTAGCAGTGGTATTAAGTGGAGCCCCGAATGCCGCTGAATTACAACACAATTTCAATAGTCCAGCCTTTAGTGGTGTGGGCTATTCGTCACATGTTCTAACTTTAAAACAGTTAGAAGATCAACAAAAAGACAAAAACAGACAGGCAGCAGAAGCATTAAAAGCTGCCGCTGAACGTGAGGCCGCAAATACGCCGCAAGCACGTTTTAAAGCCAGTATGGAAACTCGCATTTATAGTGAGTTAGCCAAACGCATTAGCGATAGTCTATTTGGTTCTAGTCCAAATGCACCAACATGTACTCCAACATCAAGTGGTGGCCCATGTGGCGATATTGACATTGGCGGTCAAAATATTACTTGGAGAATCCAAGGTACAAATATCATTGTTAGAATTTCAGAAATTGCAAATCCTAACAACTATACAGAATTAGTAATGCCTTATGCGGCATTTAACATCTAAGGAAATAAACATGAAAAAAACAACATTATCCTTAGCAATATCAGCAGTAATTCTACTGTCAGGTTGTGCCACAGGTTCTGCTATACGTGAAAAAGCCACTGGCAAACAATTTGATGAGCCAGTAGTTGAGCAAAATGCATTTTTAAAAAATCAATCAGACAAGTTACTACCACCTTCAACAGGTCCAATTCCAGTTGCTGTTTATGGATTCCAAGACAAGACTGGTCAGCGTAAGAGTATTCCTAACATTGCCAGCTTATCAAGTGCAGTTACACAAGGTGCCGAAAGCTACTTGATCAAGGCCTTACAAGACGTTGGTCAAGCCCGTTGGTTTACAGTGCTAGAGCGTGTGGGTCTAGACAACTTGATCAAAGAGCGTCAAATGATTCGTCAAGCACGTGAGCAATATCAGGGCAAAGATGCAAAGCCATTGAACCCTATGATGTTTGCTGGCATCATTGTCGAAGGCGGCATTATTGGTTATGACAGCAATACACTAACAGGCGGATCTGGTGTTCGTTTGTTTGGCATTGGTGCAACTACTCAGTATCAAAGCGACACAGTTACAGTTAACCTACGTACAGTCAGCGTAAGCACAGGCGAAGTGTTAACCAGCGTAACAGTCACTAAAACAGTATTAAGCTATATGGACAAGTTTGGCGTATTAAAATTTGTTGACAGCGGTACACAAAGTGTAGAAGCTGAAACAGGCGCCAGCATTAACGAAAGTATCAATAAGGCGGTAAATTTAGCTGTTCAAGCCGCTGTAGTAAACACAATTCACGAAGGTGCTCGTAAAGGACACTGGAGTTTTAAAGAAGATAAGCCAGCTAACCCAACTGTAGTAGTTCCAGCAGTTGAAGAGGTCAAGGGAGGCGCGACTGCACAATAAGTTTAAGAAAAACCGTGCATAGATCTTGCTTGTACAGTATGTAGGTCTTGGAAAAACTTACACTCTCTGGCAAGATCATAGAGAGTTAATTAACGGGATAAATCCCAAGGAGCTAGGCAGAGAAGAATAATCTGTTTAGGTTTTAAAATGAATAGAAGTATAACAAACGTTTGCTTGCTGACAGTGGCAATGATGGCAACCAGCACAGCATGGGCGCAGGCTGCAACAGGACCCAACAAGGTCTACATTGAGCAAATTGGTAACAGCAACACAGTTACTATTCAACAAGTAGGTGGTACTAACAACGTCGGTGGCGTTGCATTAAGTACACCAACCAGCGTTAGCGCAAGCGGCATTACTACATTTACACCAGCCGCCCCAAGTTCTTCAAACTATGCCACTATCACTGGTAGCAGTAACACAGTTGCGCTAACACAAACTGGTAACGGCAACAGTGCTCAGTATGACATGCAAGGCAACAACAACGTTTATACCAGCACTGTAACTGGTCACAGCAACATGACCAGCTTGACAATTGGTGATTCAAACAACGCAAGTAACTTGCGTAACATAGTAACAGAAACAATCACTGGTGATACTAACTTGATTATTCAACAGTTAGTTGGTAGCGATATTACAAGTACCACTGCTGTCACAGGTAATTTAAACCAAATCACTAAAGAATTAAAAAGCTCAAACGGTACAAGTGACATTGAAATCACTGGCAACAGCAACGTGTTAAACATTCAACAAGTTGATGCCGCAGGTGCTAACGGTCACTACTTGAAGCAAGTTATTGCTGGTAGCTTTAACAGCATCACAACTCAACAGCAAGGTACTAATGACACCACTGTTGATATCCGTGCAACAGGAAGCAACAATACAATCACTGTAAGAACAAGTAGTAGCAGTATTGTAAATCCTGGTACAGCAATTGCGAGATAAAATCAATGTGGCGTGTGCTTTTAGCCACACTTTTAACGTTAACCAATACTACCATTTTTGCCAGTGGTAGTATTGGCGTTGTGTCCGATAACAAAGGAACACAATGTGAAGTGCAACGTGGCAAGACAAAAACCTCAGGCATAAAGGGTGCTAGTATCGAGAGCATGGATACCTACCTAACACAGGCCTGTGCCAGTAATATTACTTTTCGAGACGATACCAAGGTAAAGATTACAGAAAATTCAAAGTTGGTCATTGACGACTTTGTGTATGATCCCAAGCAAAGCGATGCAGGTAAATTGGCCATGAAAGTCACAATGGGCACTGTGCGCTATGCGTCAGGACAGATTGCCAAAAATAATCCACAACAAGTTGCTGTTAAGACACCAACAGCCAACATTGCTGTTCGTGGCACTGACTTTTCAATGACTGTTGATGAAACAGGGCAAAGCCTTGTTGTTCTACTTCCAAGTTGCAAAGAAGAAAGCGAGCAAAAGAAATACGAGTTAGAAGAAAACCGTTGTAAGGTGGGACAGATTGCTGTATCTAATGCCGCTGGTACGGTTGTATTAGATAAGGCATTTGAAGCCACATACATCACCAGCGCAGACATACGACCAACTGTACCAACTGTTATTAACACAGTTGAAAGCAAAATCAACAACAACCTAATTATTGTGCGCCCACATGAAGTTGAACGTGCTATTCGCGACAACACTGGCCGTACAAAAAAGGAAGAGCTTGAAGCAGAAATTGAAGCTGAGGCTGCTAGACGTTTAGCGCAACGTGTTCGAGAATCAGGTGAAGAAATTGAACGTGCTAGACTACTGGCCATGGCTGAGGCTGCTGGTAAAACTGGGTGTAATGCCAGTACAAATATTTGCGTTACATGGGCCAATCCTGACGCACAAGAAATACAAAGTCGTGGTAAAGGCATAGCATTTAGAAGCAACGAAGATCACTACGCCGAAGTAAAGACACAGGGTTACAGTAGCAACACTGCCATCACAATTGTGCATAACGATGCCAGCGCCAGCGAGCTAATTGGTGCTGGTGGCGGAGGTGGCAATAGTGTGTATATCAAACAAAACCTTGGAGTACTGCGTAGATGAAAAAGTTTTTACTGCCCTTATTGTTATTGTGTTCAACTGCATTTGCACAGACAAACTATAACTCTATTGCCACTGCTTACGTTACTACCACTATCAGTCAAAACGTAGTGTTCAATAGTGCTATGCAACAGGGTGGAACATTTACTTTTAGTGCATTGGCACACAATGGTGGTGGCCGTGCTGGACAAGCAGACACAGCCAACGTAAAGATACAATTCTATGCGGCCAACGGTTCGTTGATATCCACAGTAAACTCAAATTACTCTAGTAATTTACCAAACCCAAATCAGGCTCCTGGTAATCCCTGGGCAGATCCCAGTGTACCTTGGACAGTATTAACAGTTAGTTCAACCAACTGCGGCGGAAGTTGTGCCAACGTTGCGTATGCCACAGTCAGTATGTATGGTATTGATGGCAGTTACTGGGCTGGCGACTACGGCCCTTGGTATCGTGCTCCTACACTACAACTTAACGGTGGCGGCAACTTATTATATAACCCAGAGTTCGGTCCTGCTTATGGATACAATGCTCAAGGATGGACAACAAACCCAGGCATGGGTGCTTGCCAAGGAGCGTGGGGTGGTAGTAATCCATGTATTGTAAACAGTTCAGGTACACCCGGTTCAAGTACAGCAGGCCTTGTTGCCAACGAGAACGGTGGTGGTCCCAGCACAACTGGTGGTACTACTAGCGGTCAAGCTGGTGGATACAACAGCACCATGAGTGTGACCAATGCAGGGCCCGGAACAGGAACACCACAGACTCCTCCTGGACCTCCACCACCTGCTCCTACAGCAATTTACATGGATAACTCCACAGTAAAGATTATACGAGCAATACCAACCACTAACAACAGTCCTGGTGGTGAGGGTCCTAACAATGCGTTTGATAATAACCCAAATACAAAATATCTAAACTTTGATAAGAAGAACGCCGGCGTTACTGTTCAATTAAACACAGGTAAGGTTGTTACAGGATTTACTGTTACAACTGCAAATGACTTCAGTGGTCGCGATCCAACAAGTTATAAACTGTATGGCAGTAACGATGGTTCAACATGGACTTTGATTAAACAAGATACCATTTCACTAAGTGAAAATCGTTTTACAACATCATCGACTATTAGTGTTGCAAACACAACAGCGTATGCCTATTACTTTATGTTGTTCCCAACAACCAAAGCTGGAGATGGCTGCGGCTTAAACTGCGATAGTATGCAGGTTGCTGAAATTACATATTACTACGATGCAAATAGTACAACAACATCAACTGCCTCAAGCAACACCATTGTTGACCCTGTAACGGCTGCCAATAACACACTATGCTGTGGAGGCAGTGCGGCTGCATTCAATGCTGATACTACCAATGCCGCAAAGGTATCAGCGTTTGTGTCCCGTACTACAAACGACAGTCGTGTTTATATAGAACAAATTGGCAACATGAATACTATCACTGTTAACCAGTCTGGTACTAGACAAAACTATGCAGGATATACCGGCAACGGCTCTTCAAATGACATTGAAATTGTACAAAGTGGTACAGCATCTACGCAAGTAAATTATGCAAACGTTAATGTAACAGGTAACAGTAACACAGTTAATGTCACTCAACAAAGCACAGGTGGTGCAAAAGGTGCATTTGTTAATATTCAAAACAACAACAATTCTGTCATAATCCAACAAAAAGATTCAGGCAGTCACTGGGCTGATGTTACAGTAAGCGGCGGTAATAAAAACGTTGACGTGCTTCAACAAGGCAGTGCTAGCCACATGGCTCGTATTAACCTAAGTGGCTTGCCACAGGATTTAAGTTTAACACAAAGCGGTAGTACACAACAATACTACTCAATCACCAGCAATTGTGCCACAGCAGGCGGTTGCGCCAAGATCACTGTCAATCAAGGACAGTAGTTCTAGCTATCGTATAAATACGTTACTATGAAATTACGTGACGTTAGCCCCCAAATAACCCTATTAGCTGAGCAACAGCTAGACGAAATTAACATGAGCCCGTCAAGCCTAAAGCAATTGGCTTCGAGAATCAATGCCCGTGCTGGTATGGAATTTGAAATGATTGTACCGGGCGTAAGTGAGGAAGATGGTGATTTAGAACCCAACTACGGCGACGATCAACGCACACGTAGCTTTAGTGATATCGAAGACTTCTTTAACGATGGTGACTACAATAGCCGTAACGATGTTCAACGCTTGATCCAAAAACTACAAGAAGCGTATTGGGAATGGGAAATGGAAAAGATCGATAACGATTGGAGCAATGACGGCGAAGATTACATTCGAGACTACATTAACAACAATGAGTGGAACCAAGACGACAAAATTCGCGAACACTTAGAAGCCATGGGCTTAGATGAAGATGCCATTGAAGCCGCAATTGAAGCTGGCAACAACGCACCAATTTACACAAAGTCTAGCGATCTTAAAGCCGCTCGTGAAGCAGACGAAAACTACAACAATTGGGTAGAAGCAGACCGTGCGGCTGATGATGAACTTGATGAATTAGTGTCAGAAACATGGAGCGAACAAAGCGGTGTTTATGAAGAAGCATTGGACCAGTATCGTGAAGAAAATGCAGGCACACACGATGAAGATGACTTCTTAGAAGACAATGGCCTACGTTACATGAGCGATATTTCAAATGAATATGACATCAGCTGGCCTTACTGGAGTAGTCCCGGTGGCGGTGAAGTCAATGCAGAAAGTGTTGCCGAAGACTTTGCCCAAGCAGTTGGTCGTACAGTAAAAGCCAGTGGCTCTTACCATTCGGGCAGTGTAGCTCGTCCTGACGCCAGTAACTCACACTATGTTGTAGAACCTGACGGTAGCTTGGACCCGGACGACAGCAATGACGGTGGCTTAGAGTTTGTAAGCCCAGCATTGCCCATTGGCGAACTGCTAAGTGACTTAGACAAAGTTGCCAAGTGGGCCGGCACGTATGGTTGCTACACTAATGAGTCAACTGGCTTGCACATCAACGTCAGCGTTGAAGGTTGGAGCGGTGACATGGGCAAGTTAGATTATGTCAAGTTGGCATTATTAATGGGTGACAACTATATCCTAGACAAGTTTGGTCGTGCTGGCAATACCTATTGCAAAAGTGCAATGAACGAAATTAAAAATCGTGTAACACAACGTCCAGAAGATGCAGCCGCACTGCTAGAGAAAATGAAGTCTGGCCTAGACAGTCTTGCAAGTAAAGCAATTCACTCGGGCGTTACCAACAAGTACACCAGTATCAATACCAAGAGTGGTTATATTGAATTCCGCTCACCTGGTGGCGACTGGTTAGGCGAGTATGCAGCCGATCCAGGATCAATTACCAATACCCTGTTGCGATTTGTTGTAGCATTAGATGCCGCAGTAGACGCAGAAAAATACAAACAAGAATACTTGAAAAAGTTGTATGCAATCTTACAACCTAAAACTCACAACGACACTATGGCTTACTTTGCACAGTATGCCGCAGGTCAAATGCCCAAGGCCGCACTAAAGAGTTTTATTCGTCAGGCACAATTAGAGCGTCAAGGTAAGAAACCGCCGCCAGAACAAAAAGAACCAAATTGGTATATCTCAGACAAAAACACTGGACAAATAATTCAGAAGTACTATGCTGACAATGCCAGTGATGCTTATGAATACCTACAGCGTTGGAAGGCACAAAACGGCGGTGGTGATCACTTACAGTATGGTAAGATAATGCCGGGACAAGAACCTGGACAAACAGCCACGCAACGAACAGGTGGTAACGAGTGGACTGGACAATGGCTAATTAAAGACGGCAGTGGTCGAGTACTACATAGTTTTGGCGGTATAGGAAACAGCCAAAGCGATGCAAATCGTTTTGCAACTCGCTGGTTAGCACAACAAGGTTACAGTTATGGAACTGAAATTGAAGTAGTTCCAGAAATGAGATAATATGAAAATACAAGATTTAATTGAAGGTTGCAAACACGGAGAATACTATTGCTCCACAGACAAAAAGTGGAAGTGCCGTACTGGTCCTAAGCAAAGTAGAAAAGTATCCGAAGGTGACTTAAACGAATTTGCACCTGGTGCCGGCGATGGTGATGGCGACGAAGATCCATACCGATATCCCAAGCCAGAGTCGTATCGTCGTAGTATAGATTTCTTTGGAAAGTTTGAAGCTGATCATTTTGATCGAGAAGATATGAATGACGCCACTGGTGAATTCAAAGGCTATTGGGGCAAAACACAAATTGCCTATTTCAAGTTTGATAATCCAGCAAAGACTGGCAGTGATGATCCAGGCATGGGCTGGTACTATGAGCCCAACGACATCAGTGACGACGACAGTGACACTGGTGCAACACCTGCTGTTGATACATCTGCACAACGCAAGCAACAAGAATTAGGCATGATTGATGCGTTTTTAAAGTCAGGGAAAAAGCCTAATCCGGGCAGTCCAATACATGCCCTAATGAAGAAACATGGTCTGGCAGAAGGCAGTTTAGAAGAAATAGACCGTAGAGGATTCTTAAAAGGCCTTGGTGCGGCAGTGGCGGGTGCAGCCGGAGTCAGCAACGCCAAAGCGTCTGAAAAGAAGTTTTCAGACTTTATTACCGATCCTGCCGATAAAGAAAAATATATAGAGTTAAGAAAAAAAGCCGATCGTATTTTGGCAATATCTATGGTAAATTCATCACTTAAAGTGGCCGCCTATGCCGAAATGGCCAAACTAAAGGATTTTAAGAAAGAACTGGCCAAGAAATATAATATTGACATCAATCTTAAAGAAGAAGATATGGCGGAAGCACATCCTAACAGCAAAATCTACGACAAGTGCTGGGATGGTTATAAGAAAGTCCCGGGCAAAAAGCGTGGTGAAAAAGGCTCATGTGTAGAAGAAACTTATGATGGTGATGAGTTCTTTGAAGCCTACGGTGTATTATGGTTCAACGAAGATGAGCAGTTAGACGAAGCCGAATACCAAGGACGTAGTGTTCCACTAGGTAAGCCCATGCAAGGCGATGTTAAAAAGTTCAAAGTATATGTAAAAGATCCTTCAACTGGCAATGTTAAAAAAGTAAACTTTGGCGATCCAGACATGAAGATCAGAAAGTCTAACCCTGCGGCTCGTCGTAGCTTCCGTGCTAGACACAACTGTGACAACCCAGGTCCAAGAACCAAAGCACGTTACTGGTCCTGCCGTAAGTGGTGATCTAATCCATATTATGGACTTGACACAGCCGTTAAAATGTGTTAAATTATAGTATGAAAAACTTTATTCCCGGACCATGGAGTATTGCATGGGTGGCTGTTACAGCCGTTGTACTTGTTGCACTTAAAATCTCCAACCCCTCACCTGTTGAAAGCATTCAACTAAAAGGCTTTGATGCCTTGCTGGCCACTGACACACCTGTTGATTCCGATCGTGTTGTCATTGTTGACATTGGCGAGCCCTCCATTGAACGACTAGGGCAGTGGCCTTGGCCTCGCAAGGATCTTGCTCGTGCAATTGATCGTATTCAAGAACTAGGGGCATCAGCTATTGTAGTTCCCGTTATCATGAGCGAAGCAGATCGCCTGGGTGGTGATCGAGACTTAGTCAATACACTGAATCATACCAACAGTGTTATTACACAAGCGCCTACTACACAAAACAAACGTCCCGATGCTGTTCGTCGTGGTGTTGCTGTAATTGGTGGCGACCCGCTTGAGTGGACATTTACTTGGCCCGGTGCGCTGAGTCCATACAAGCCCTTGGCTGATGCGGCCTCTGGTGTTGGTACCAGTGTAGTTGCTCCTGAGGTAGACGGTGTTGTTCGCCGCATGCCCTTGATTGTTGCAGTGGGAGATCAAATTTACCCCAGCTTGCCCATTGAAGCACTTCGTGTTGCTACGGGACAAAAGAGTTATCAAGTCAAAATGAGTTCAGCAGGTATTGAAAAAGTTCGTATTGCTGGACAACCAGTTGTTACCACAGACGAACATGCTAGAATTTGGCTACGCTGGAACAAGAACTTTGCACGTTACGAGCTATCAGAGATATCAAAGAAAAAAGTAGACCTTAAGGGCAAAGTTGTAGTACTGGGTCTTGGTGTAGAAGGCTTGGGCAGTATCATTGCCACACCACAAGGCGAACGTTGGGCACATGACATCCAAGCACAAACTGTACAAACATTATTAGACGGTGACAGCCCAGTACGTCCTGCATTCGCCCGTAGTGTCGAGCTATTAGCAATTGTACTGATAGCGTTTGTACTAATTTTCGTTATGCCACGCTTGCCATTCTGGGCAGTGGGGGCGGCCCTATTTGTCACTGTAGGCGCTGTCATTGGTGGTAGCTTTTATGCATGGCAACAGTACAGTCAGTTATGGGACATTTACTTGTTGACCTTTGCGGCTGTGGTGTTATATGGACATGCATTGTTTGCCCGCTTTGTAATTGAATTCAAACAAAAGCAACAGATCAAGAAACAGTTTGGCACATACTTGAGCCCTGCATTGGTAGCCAAGCTACAAAAGAATCCAGAAATGTTACAGCTGGGCGGTGACGAACGTGAACTATCAATTATGTTTACAGACGTTCGTGGCTTTACTACTATTAGTGAACACTATGGTAAGGACGTACAAGGACTTACCAAGATCATGAATCGTTACATGACTGCAATGACCAAGAAGATCATTGACAATAACGGCACACTTGACAAGTATATTGGCGATGCACAAATGGCATTCTGGAATGCTCCAGTTGACGAAGCACGTCACGCACATATGGCTGTCAAGACAGCACTTGAAATGATGGGAAGTTTAGATGCATTTAATGCGGAAATTACAGCAGAAGGCGTTCCTCCCTTTGGTATGGGCCTGGGAATTAATACTGCCGCCGTTGTGGTGGGCAATATGGGCAGTGATCAACGGTTTGACTATACTTGTCTTGGCGACGGTGTTAATTTGGCGAGCCGACTCGAGGGCCAGTCTAAGCCGTATGGTGTCAAGATTGTTTTAGGACAACGTACAGCAGAATTGGTTCGAGACGAATACTCTGTAGTAGAGTTAGACTGTATTGCAGTTAAGGGTAAAACACAAGGCGTTAAGATTTATACGCTAGGTGAAACCAATACAACATTGCATGACACGTACTTGACTGCATACTATCGCGGCGACTGGACTAGAGCCATCAAACAGTGCGAAAAGCTAATTGCCTTGGACAATGAACTCAAAGCATATTATGAAGCTATGTTAGAGCGCATGAACGAAGGGTTACCTCCAAATTGGGATGGTACCTATCGTGCCACAAGTAAATGACGTATTTTTATCCCTTGGCATTGACAATTGATTCTGCAGAAAAAGAATCATTTGTCAAGAATCAATTGCCAGGCCTAAAAAACAAGTACAGTGGCACTGGGCATGGACTTGTTAATGTAGGAACTGTTACAGAGTTGTTCCCCCGCACCATTGCTCAAACTAATCAAGTGGTTGAGTCATTGGGCTTGCGTACCAGGGCAGTTACACTGTTTGCAGGTGATGCAGATTCAACATCATATGCTATCCATGCTGACGGTGTTTATTATAATCGCAAGCCTGCATTATTAGAAGCACGACTAAGCTATTACGAATTAGCAGATGCTCCGGGTACATTGTGTTGGTGGGATCAACAAGACTTGCCCATGACCATGCAGGAATATCCAGCAACAGAATACTCACAGGCCCGCATTAACGTAATGGCCAACTGTGTAGAAGATCTACAAGCAGGTAGATTACAGTGGCACGACTTACCAGCGCCTGTATTTGAAACCGAGTCCGCAGTGCCCAGTGCTATACTTAGAACTGATCAGCCTCATACAGTAATACAAGGTTCGGGATTTAGAATCACCATCAGTTGCCAACTGGTGTTTGCTGATGGCAACCCTCAAGGTGTGTGGCAACACATCGAAAACAATATCAATAAATTAGGAGTTTAAAGTGTTATATTTTGCATATGGTATGAATACCAATAGTAGCGTTATGAGCAAGACCAGCCGCAGACTAGGTCCAGCAACCTTATTGGGTTATAAATGGGAAATGCTACAGTTTGCCAATGTGTTTGAATCTAAAGGCTGCACTGCCGTAGGCATATTATGGGACATTGATGAGACGGAGTTGCAGGACTTGGATTATCGCGAAGGCTATCCTTCATTTTACGATCGCGTTAGTGCCACAGTGGAACACCAAGGTGAACAAAAGAAAGCCTGGGTATACTACATGACTCCGCACTATAGAACCAAGCTGTCTGATTGTGAGCCAAGCCCACATTATGCTCAAATGGTCACTGAGGGCTTTGCTCAGGATGGTTTAAGTGTTGCTAATCTTACTGCACACAAGAGTTTGATATAAAGCCAGCCTATATCAAATTCAAACCAACGACGACTTAGTCGAGGGTTAGCAGGATCCAAATGATGGTTATTATGAAGGCATTCGCCACCAATAATAATACCCCAAGGACTAATGTTTCTACTGTTATCTTTAGTTTGGCCATTACGATATCCCCACCAGTGACCCAAGCCGTTGATGACTCCAGCGGCCCAGAATGGTATCCATATCATTTGAATACCCCATATTAATAAGCCCGGCAAGCCAAACACCACCAGGTCTATCAATAACATAAGCATAATACCCAAGCGGCTGTGTCGAGTATATAAATTTTGTTCAATCCAGTCGTTTGGAGTACCAACGCCGTATTGTGCAACCATCTCTGCATCTTTACTGGCACTGTGATATAGTCCTGCTCCACGAAGTAGCACACGTTTTAATCCGTATACCTGTGGACTGTGTGGGTCTCCGGGTTGTTCTGTAAATCTATGATGCTTGCGGTGTATGGCTACCCATTGCCGAGTGACCATGCCTGTTGTTAACCATAACCAAAAGCGCATGAAGTGTGCCACAACAGGATTAAATGTGACGCCTCTGTGCGCTTGACTGCGGTGTAGATAAAGTGTAACACACGCAATGGTAATGTGTGTTAGTATAAGAGTTGCTATTAATGTTGTCATTAAGTAGTTATACTCTTAACTTTTACTATTCTTAGCAGGTTTATCAAGGTTAACGGCATCGCGAAACTTTTCATCTGCTTCGCGGTCTACTTTTTGCTGTTCTACCACACGCTCACCATCAATGATCTTGCCACGTAAATGTAGTACAACATCTACCTTTTGATTCAAACGAATCAAATCGTTGTCTAACATACGCACACGATCAATCAAGGCAATAAGTGTAGTAGATGCGGCACCTAATACTGGTTTAATATCTTGTGTTGCCCATTGCCATACATAGAATATCAAGTATCCCATGCCGCCAGCGGCCACAATCGGGAAGCCGTATTTGTTAATTAAATTCGCTATATCCATAAGTTCGTTGTCCTGTTACTAAATCTTCATCATCATACACTGGTGTGCATACATGACCCCATGTTTGTAAAAATTGCGCATGTTCTTCGCCTTCACTGACCCAAAATCTTGTGCGGTTTAAGTGTGCTTCAAATTTGATACGCTGAGCTCGAATCCATTGAATAACATTCAAAAATTCTGGGTCGCGAGTGTAAATGCAATAGTGTATCATGCCAAGTATCCAATTATAAAGCCCAAGGCTGCTGACGCCGCAGCCACAAGTGCTAGATCTCGATCAGTCCATAGCATCTTGTCTCTGTTTTTTTGCAAGTAGAAATCATATTTTTTAAAAATCATCTTTAAGATCCTCACCAATTTCACGAATTAATTTAATCAATGGATCTATCTTGACCAACATTGCACGACCGTTTACATTTTTAATTTGAAAACAGTCACCAGCGACCCAGCCCAATTTATCAATATTAAGCTCGGGATCAAGTATGATTCCGTTTGGACTTAAATCCCAATCATAATCAAAATAACGCATTAATTCTTCCCAGGCCAACCTGCTGGCCATTTTGGATTATTATTCTTTTTTTGTTCGGCCAGCATGCGAAACCATTCTTTTTTCATTTCCACATTGTGGCGAAGATGTGTCAAGCGGTCATCCCCGTCATCTTTGATGTAAACGTACATCAGTACAGCAAATACAGCTATACACAATACAACATACAAATTAATTGTTAATGTGTATTCCATTAGTCACGTCTCGCATCGTTTTTGCCGTCGGCCCGTGCAATACGACTGGTGTCGGGCTTTAGACCTAGTGCATTTGAAACAATAGTGTCAATGCGTATAACGTCATGGTTCATTGTTTTAACACGGTTGTCAAGTGCTTCAATGATACCTTTTAAACCATTGACACTGGATGTAACACCTGCTAAAATAAACTTCAACGTTAGAAATACAAAGTACCCTGCGGCTATTGCGGCTGCAATTGGAAAGCCAACTTCGGCTACTAATTTGAAAAACTCACCCATCTTGGCAATCCTTTAAGTTATAGTGCTATTTATTAGAATGACCAGAAAAGTGGTCCTATTATACTAGCGGTAAATAGAGTGAAGGTTAATGTGCAAAAACAATAAATATATCTATGAAACTACGTGAATTAATTATGATGGAAGACGGCGAAGCCGCGGTGGCAACCACGTCTAGCGACATCGCTACAGTAGCTTATCCTCTATTTGTACGTGGTCGAAACAATAAAGAAAAACGCAAAAACGCACGTGCCGCAGTTGGTCAAAAATATGTACCTGGCCCCAAGGGAATTGGCCAGGGTGTGTTTGAAAATGAGTTAACGGAAAGAGCCAGTCAGTTGCTGTCTGCACAAGACAGAAATGGTGTCATTACAGTTGTTGTACAAGCACCCGACGGTACCAAACGTTCGCTAGCAGATGAAAATCCTCGCTATATTAACCAATGGTTAATGAAGTATGACCTAAGCCTACCAAGAAGCATTACTAGTAAATTTGTAGGTGTAGGCGAAGCACATGTACTAAATCACGATAATGTTATCTATAGACTAGATCGTGAGAATCCCATGAGCGATACAGAAGTTGCAGTACTAGGTGGTGCAGGCCGTTATAGCTTAAAGGCATTGCGTGATAAAGCTCGCAAAGAAGCCGCCGAGTTGGCACAAGACCTAAGCATTGAGCATGGAGGCGCATTTAGACGCAGTGCCGAAAACATCAAACAGTTAACAAACACAATCAATACAATCGTTGCTGCCTACAATGAACTGGCAAGATTAAGACGCAAAGGTGGCCGCGGTAGCCGTGGTATCACAGACGAAGACACAAACTTTATTCGCGAATGTATTCGTGTAGTAGAACAAGCCACGCAGAATTATAGATTAATGGAAGCTCGTGCAGTGGAGCCTGATGCACAAGGTTATGCCCAGGACAGTTTAACTAGTCCCCAATACACAGTGGTAGTAAATACACCAGGTGACTTGGATTGGTACAAAATTGGCATGTACTGGCATGATAAAATAGTTGATCCCCATGAATTTGGGCAAGACGACAGTGACACTGTAATGGTGGCACAGGGACCAGAAGAATACAAAGAAATGATGGCCAAGATTAAACGAATGGGCCTAACATATAAAGAAATTGGCGGTACGACTGATCAGCCAGAAATTCACAGTAAAACTTATTAAGGGATAAAAATGATTCGCATTAGACTAATCAACGAAGGTAAAGTTGTCAAGCAAATTACCAGCCGCATACACGAAGGTGTTGTACTTGAACAAATTAAAAATTACAAGGATCCGTACGACACTATTCAAGTTGTCGAAGGTGAATTGTCAGAGGATGCCAAGAGCATGTTACAGCATGTTGCTCGTAAAATTGTACCAGCAGCCATGGCAGCAGGTGTTGCACTAAGTGGTGCAGGCAATGCTCAAGCACAAGGTAGTGCCAATCCCAACTACCCAGGTCTAAATCACTCAGTTGGTCAGCACATGGTTGACATTTTCAGTCCTAATTACAAAGAGATGATGCGTCAACGCGAACATCGTCGTAATACAGAACGTCAAGTTTGGAATGCTGAACAAGATGAAATTCGCAAGCAACGTGTGGCTGATGCTCGTGCTAGAGTAAGACCAGCACCGGGGCAACAGCATGTGGTTTATGATCAAAGTCGTATCAGTCAAGACGGTAAGTCTTACATCATCTACGGCATGGACAACAAGGTTCGTCGTATTCCAGTAAACGGTACAGAATATATGCCAGGTGATAGTCAACGCTTACCGCACTATATTACCAGTGGGGGCGGTGTATTTTATGTACGCCACCCACACATGAACGAAAGCATTAGAGAGTCCGCAGAGAACAAAGCCGAGCATGATAAAGGTTATAGTGATGCTAGCCAAGGTAAATCAAAGAACCCTTACAATCCTGGTAGTCCAGCGGCAGCCGCTTACGATGCGGGTCAACAAGCATACAGGCGTCACTTTTCAGAAGCACATCAGATTCCAGGCAAAGACGAACACTATGCATTGCGTAATAACATCTGGACCTTGTATGACGGTGATGAAATAGTACATGAATACAGACCCGAGCGTGGCGAAGTTGTTGGTGCTAAAAAGTTATTGGCTCGATTCGACGATGAAGGTTATGATGTTACTCACGTTGTAAGCCCAATGGGTGTTGCCACTTACTTGTACGGCAAACCAGAAGAAGACATGGACGAAGGCTACACAGTCACACGTGGCATTGATCGAGAGCGTTATCAAGAGCGCCCAGGTTTAGAAGGCCCATTCTCTACTCGCAGTGGTAAGGTTGTGTATTACGATCCAAAAGAAGGCAAGTATTACGATCCCGAAACTGACTTTTACATTGGCCACGAAGACTATGCCAAAATGGACGAAGAAGCGACACCAGGTGTAGTCAAAGCAGCCGCTGGTTTAACCCTGGGTGGAATAGCAGCCGCAGGTGCTCCGGCTCTTATTGGCATATTAGGCCCAGTAGTTGGTATCCCATTTGCCGCATACGCCGCTTATAGTGCCGCCAAATTGGGCATGAAGGGTGTAGAAAAGCTATGGGACATGGCCTCTGAAAAGTTGGGTGGCGATGATAAAGTTGCACAATACGCCAACGCTAAGTTAGCTAAATTACCGCCTGATCAGGCCAGGGCAGCCGCGGCAGTAGTTAAACAAATTGGTGAGAGCAAGCAAAGTGTAGCCGAAGGCGATCCAAATGCCACTGTGGGCACTATTTCAAGTACAGGTACCAGTGGTGGTACAGGTCGTACACAGTTTGCACCAACAGGCAAAACAACCAACGCCAAGTTCAACAAGAACGGTCAAATTGAATTAGACACCGAACAAGAAGATGATGGTTCTGTGAACTTAGATGCTGATGCTGTTAAGCAACTACAACAAGCCGGCGTTAAAATTAAAGAAAGCGAAGACAGTCCAGTGGCCAGTGCCATTGCTCGTCGTATCATGAGCCAACGTTTAGATTTGCTACAAAATCACGGACCACAAAAAGTTATGGCTGCAATTGATGATGTTGCTGACTTTGTTGGTGACACCGAAGAAATTGGTTCTAGTGATGTAAGTGCTTGGGTAAAACAAGTTGAACAAACATTAGCTGGCATGGGCGAGTCTGTAAACGAAGGTACTGATACCCTGGAAGGTATTCTAAGCAAGTTCAGCGCAGACTATGCCAAGTTCAAAGCAGGTGGTGACATTGATGAGAACCAAGACTTCTTTGATGCCTTATATGAGTACTTCTTTGACGAAATGCCATATGGTGTTAAGAAAGCCCGCGATGGCGATCCTTACGAGTGGATTACTGATCGTTTAGATCAAGAGTCAGGCATTGCGCCAGTTGCAGAAGCTGAAGAAGATGAAGCTACTCCTGGTGATCAAGCTGCCGCAGATCAAAACATTATCATGCAAATTCGTAAAGCAAGTGACTATGAAAAGCCAACTAAGATTAAACTAGCAGATGGCAGTGAAAATGTTATTGCTCCAAACATTGCCAAGTTAATCCTTGCCAAGTTTGACAAAATGAAACCAGAAAGCAAGGCCCTGCTACAAGATACACTAAACACTGAAGAAGGCTTCAAAGAAATTTTGGCTTATTTTGGTGGTGGTGTACGTGAACAAGCAGTTGCTCGTGCAAGTAAAGTCATGGCACACGCATTAGAAGAAGCTGGCTTAGCTGATATACGAGCAAGAATGGATGCAAGACGCGACCATCCCGAAAAGCAGTCCCCTAATCCAACTACTCCAATGCCTCCAGTGCCTCCATATGTTGCACCAGCAAAGCAACAGGAACTAAAGGCCGGAGACATCATTGGTTACAGACCCAAGAATGCTAAAATGGTACCAATCAAGGCCAAGGTATTAAAGTTGCTAAGTGGCGACAGAGCCATGGTCAGTGTATCAAGCCCAACTATGATTGCTCGCAACAATGATAGCCCTGTTATTACCATTGGCCCATTGAGCGATCTTGATATTCAAAATCCATACAAAGCAATAGCGAGAGAGTCTGTTGTAAATGAAGCCGCTGCGGATTGGTTGCCAGCATATAATGGATTATTAAAAGGTGACGGCGAGCCAGCAAGGGGTGGGAGCAGCCAAAATCTTAATTGGAAAAAATCAATGGCCTTAGTTGCCAAAGATACTGGCATCACTGACTGGAACCAGTTGATGAATTTTGTACAACAGTATGCCTCAAATAGCCATAATAAAGCCAGCAGAGAGAATTTGGAGAGATGGCAACAGCTTACTAATGAAATTGCTTCATTAATGAAGCAGGCTCCTACCATGGATGAAATGCGAGCCGCAATAAAGCAACAAGATGCTGACAAACATCAACAGAACTTGACTGCTATTCAACAGCAGTTAGATTTAGAAAATGCTCCGCTACAACACGAAATGTCTGTGCAGGCCCTAATAAACAAGGCTGAATTAGATAAAGCTGACCAGAAGGAGTTGTTAGAACTTGACATGGAAGCACGCCTGGCCATTATGAAAATCAAGCAGGACATGGAACTTGATGCCAAGGAACGCTTGACTCAAATTGAACGCGAAATTGAAGATCGTAAAGAACGTGAAGATGTTCGCAAGCATGAGTTGGAAATGGCACAAGCTGGCTACAAGCATGAGCTTGCTGTTATCAATGCCTCAGCTGAAGGTGAATATAAGAAAGCTAAACTAGAAGCTGATTATCAAATTCAAATCAAACAGCTAGACAACATTGACAATGCAGGCGAGCGTCAAAACAGACTAGATCAAATCAACACTGAAAAAGCAAAACAACTTGAAATCATTGATGCTGAAACAAAAGCTCGAGTTGAAGTAATGCAAAAAGAAGTTGATGTTGAAAAACAACAAAGTGACATCAAGATCAACCAAGCATTCATGATGACGTTAAACCCAATTTGGGGTGCGGCATTGACTGCGGCACATGCGGCAGGTTCTACATGGAAAGCAGGTATTAACAATTTAAATAAGGCGTTAGCAATGCTATCGAAACCAGTTATGCCAACAGCACAGAAAGAAAGTCGTTATGATCGACGCGATGCTTATCAACGTGATTATGATTCAAGTGTAGCAGGTATGGGCAAGCGTCAAAGTCTAGCTTATCAACTTGACGGTGGTGCCAATGACGAAGGTTGGGATCAACCTGAACGTTCGTATCAAGTACCACAACAAACATACTATATTCGCTTCAAGGATTCTGGCAAGGTATACAAACAAAAAGGTGTACCCAAGAGCTTTGCCAACAAAGCAGCCGCGAATGCCTATGCGCTGGCCATGATCAAGAATAATCCTGCACATCAGGACAACATATTGTTGACAGTGTCCAGTGAAGACAAACCCTCAGCATAACATATAATATGCAATAAGAATTGCCGCGTAATGCGGCAATTTCTTTGACTACAGCTTGTATAAGTACACGCATGGATGTAATACTTTTAAACAGTGGGCCCGAAGATCTTGGTCGAATTTCGCCTTATAGAACCTTGGGCGCATATAAAATTGCACACTACACAAGGTCTGCAGGCTACAATACTCAGGTAATAGATCATTTGATGTTCTTATCCGAGGACCAGCTGCGTGCCTGTTTGCTAAAATTTGTTACTAATGAAACCTTGGTAATTGGCGTTAGCACAACTTTCATGAGAGACCCTTCCCGTCCCTTTAATGAACCCTCGCTGCCTGCACATGTTATTACTGTATTAAACGAAATCACTGATCAATTTCCCAATATCAAATTGGTTTTTGGCGGTTACGGTACGTATTTGGTCACAAGTACAAGAAGCACTGACTTTATAAAGAATCCATATGCTGTTGTTCAGGAGTACGGCGAAGATACTTTTGTTGATATCCTGAATCATTTAAGCGGCACAGGTGATGAGCCTCCTTGGGTCATTGCCAAAGTAACACCCGGTGGTCCTTATAAAAAGATGATCAAGCAATACACAGGTCCTGTTGCTGTGAGATTTAATATTGAAACTGATGCATTTCAATTTACTGCACAAGATGCAGTTATGCCCAACGAAACTTTACCAATTGAAATCAGCAGAGGTTGTATCTTTAAATGCAAATTTTGCAACCATTTATTGTTGGGACGAGGCAAACTTGACTACCTAAGAGATTTTGAATTGGTGCGCAACGAATTGATCAACAATTACGAACGCTGGGGCACTACCAATTACTATGTCATATGTGACACATTCAATGACACAGAATATAAAATGAAAGAATGGCACAAAATGGTCACAGCATTGCCATTCAAGATAAATTGGACTTCGTATTTGCGAGCTGACTTATTGAATAGATTTGAAGACGTACCTTATATGCTGGCCGAGACTGGGTTATTTTCATGCTTTCACGGCATTGAAAGTTTCGGCGAAAAAGCATCTGTTACAATTGGCAAAGGCTGGAGTGGCAAAAGCGCCCGAGAATTCCTACCAAAATTGTATCACGACATTTGGAAAAAAGAAGTATTTCAGACCTTGAGTTTTATTGTGGGCTTGCCAGGGGACACGGCCGAAAGCATACTTGACACTGGTAGATGGTTCAACAGTAATAAAATGTACAACATTGCTTGGCATACCCTGGGTATCATGCCCAACAGTCCTAGACATGCCAGCGAATTTGAGCGCAACGCTGAAAGCTATGGCTACACATTTACTGAAAACAATAAATGGAAAAATGAACACTGGACCATGGACACGGCTGCAGAGTTTGTTAAGACAAAATTAGGCCCGTTAAACGGTCCCAATAATGCCAAGCACGGCAGCTGGAAAATCATGCAGTTGAAGCAATTTGGGTACACACGATCTAATTTTCAAAAGGAAAACAACATATTTTGGAACATAGCCGACCAATATCAGCGGGGACAAGTGTTTATTGATCAATACGTGACTAAATTACTTGCACTTTAATAAATACATTCGATAAGGATTCATAATATGAAATTTACAGACCTAGGGGACAAGGGCCCAAATATTAAACTGGCTTTTGTTAAAGAAGCCAAGTTAAATGAATTTGCACCTGGTGGCGGGGATGACCGCGAGCCCAATGAAGAAGAAATCTTGCGTCAATTGGCCGCACAATGGTGGAATGGCACAGAACAACAAATGGCCAAAGCACAACGTACATTAGAAACAATGGGTTGGGAAATTGGACAAGATGAATCCGGTGATGACGATGCAGGTGTATTCTTAATACGCCCAGGTGATGTAAATGGTGACACATACATTGCATTTAACCACAGTGATTTAGATTTAAACGAAGGCTGGAAAGATAAGTTGGCAGCGGCTGCGTTAGCTGGAACAATGGCCCTAGGTGCCGCAGGCGCACAAGCCAGAGTTTCACCTGGTGACGATCCCAGTATCAATCGTTTAAATGGCAAACCTGTTGCTACACAAGTTGCGCCGGCTGCATCACAGGCTGTGCAACCTGGTGCTTCATTACCAGGTAAAAATCTACAAGCAGTTGATAACATAGAAGGAAACAAGGCCAATGGTTATACCATCACACAAGATGGCAATTCCTATGATGTTAAGGTAGTGCCAAAAGGTTCTCCTACTCCCAGGGGCGGCAAAATGATGAAGGTAACTCAAGCACAAGTTGGCGAGCGCGGCATTGGAAATTATGTAGTATATTTGCTAAACAATGGGACTGCATATCTTTATATGGGCGAAAGCGTAAATGAAGCTTCACCGCGAGTTGATTCGCTTGTAACCGACGCACTAAAAATAATGCAGGGTTCAAGTGTAAATGATGCTGTGGCCGCACTAAAGACTGTGCTGGGCAATAGAGAATACAACAGCCGTCGTGGACATTATAATTTCTATGTCAAGCAATTGGTTGATATGTCAGGACAGCAAGGCATGGCGGAAGCACGTGACGGCGAGGACTTTGAGCCAGCATTGTCGGGCTTGAAAAAAGAGTTTGACAAGTTCGCAAACAGTGATCGCGCAAATCGAGATGTCGCTGACAGTGACATTGACGATGAGGATGTTGCTAACGACATGGGTCAAGACAGCGGCGATGACTTAGATGAAGCAACATTGGCACAAATGCGTGACTACTTTAATCAACCAGACGACTCGATGAAAGTAAACCGTGCGCCAGGCGCACCGGGAAAGCCTGCCGCAGGTATCCCACACGAAATACAAGCCTTGGTCAACAAGATGTATCATTCAGGAAAAGTTACACCGCAAGAGTTTGAAATTTTAAGAAAGTTTCAACAGAAAACAAAAATCAATGTGGGCATTAAAGAAGCTGATAAAAATCCCTATGCCATAGGTATGGCACAGGCCATGAAAAGCACAGGCGATAAACCGCCATTAAAGAAAAGCACTATCAACAAGGCGCATGAAATCGCCCGTGCTGTTAAAAAAGGTGAATAACAGGAGATTACCGTGATTAAATTAACGCTTGAACACTTACAGGCATGCTTGCCCGAAGCAAAAAAAGCAAACTTAGAAAAGTTTGTAGAAGGTTTAAATGAAACATTTGAGCACTTTGAAATTGACACGCCTAAACGCATGGCCATGTTTATTGCACAAACTGCTCATGAGTCTGGCAACTTTGCAGCCACACAAGAAAACTTAAACTATTCAGCCAAGGGCTTGAGTGGTACATTTAAAAAGTATTTCCCCACAGAAGAGTCTGCTACTGCTTATGCACGTAAGCCAGAAAAGATTGCCAACAAGGTTTATGGTTCACGCATGGGCAATGGAGCCGAATCATCTGGTGATGGTTACAAGTATCGTGGTCGCGGTGTTATTCAATTAACTGGCAAAGACAACTACACTGCTTGCGGCAAGGCTCTAGGCATGGATTTATTAGCAGATCCCGATTCCGTAGCAGAAAATCCAGTTGCAGTACTAAGTGCTGGTTGGTTCTGGAACACACGTAGACTAAATGACTGGGCCGACAAAGGTGACGTATTAACTGTTACTAAAAAAATCAACGGTGGTACAATTGGTCTAGCTGATCGCAAAAAGCACTACGAGCACATTTTAGAAGTGCTTGAAGATATTGAGGGCGAAAGCGAAAGCGAATAAAACTAACTCAACACGGCCCCGATCGTTTGCTTAACAGGAACGCTTCGGGGTTTTTCTTGACTGCGATTTCTTTAACTACACACATAATAAATAAAGCATGAAAGAAATGATCTGGTACTGTGACCACAAGAATGATAATCCATTTGAATTACACAGCTACCTGCAACAATTTATTACTAACGACACTGACAATATAGATCATTTTACAGTTCAGCCCTCTATTGATTTGACTATACTGCCTGAATTTGCTTCAAAAATCACAGTTCGAACATTTCCCGACTACAAAAACAATTCCAATGGTGCTGTTGTAATTGGACTACACGGTGGATGGGATCCGGTTAAACTTAAATTAATCACTGAGTGGTTTACATCAGATCGACACAGGCTTCGTGCCTGGCAGGATCATACTTGTCGCATTGTACTTGACTACAGCATGGAAGGCTTTGGCGAAGAAGCATTTGGCGACTTGTACAATTGGAGTTGTACTCATGGCCTGCAAGATAGGCTTGTTTATGTAAGCGGGGACTTGAACATCAAAGACAACTATTGGGCATGGTGTGCTCAACATCGTGTTGGGCCTGCAATGACTGTGACCTATTATGGGTACTTTGCAGTATGGGCCAGCAGACAATTAAGAGTCACAGCACAAACCACAAGACGTCGTCGTTACATGAGTTTGAATCGTCGGCCACATTATCATCGCATCATGATGATGACCATATTAGAACGCAGAGGCTTGATCGAACATGGCACTATCAGTATGCCACGTGATTTTGTGGAACCTGACATTGGGTGGGCCGCAGATCAATGGGACCTGCGTAGATTATGGGACGAGTTAAAAGACCTGCAGGTGGGCTTTTTGGATCGTTACGAATCAGCATTTCAATCCTTGCACAGCAAACTACCGCTAATAGCCGACAGAACAGACTTTGAAACCAATCATGCACTAGACTTTAATACGGACCTATACCGCGAACATCCTATTAACTTAGTCACAGAAACCCTGTGCTTTACCACTAGTGCATTTGCGTCGGAAAAGATCTGGAAGCCCATGGCTGCGGGACAAATATTTTTAGTACTCAGTGGCCCTTATTACTTACGTGGTTTAAAGCGCATTGGTTTCCGCACATTTGCCCCATATATAAATGAAGAATACGATGAAGAAACAGAACCAATTGCTCGGGCTAATTTGGTAGCTCGTGAATTAAAACGTCTGATAAGTATCACAGACGAGGAATTTGAAGCAGTCTTGGCTCAATGTCAAGAAGTGATTAGACATAATCAACAGTTGGTTACAGATCAAAATCAAATCAAAGCAACAGTTGCTCGTGACTTAGTACGCACATTAGAAGGTAAACGTGGAACCAATTAAAATTCATTTAAACAGAGTCAAACAACAACTGGATGAGGTCAGCGGCTCATACTGTGTGGCCAAATGGCAGCAAGTAACAATCCATCTTGCAACAGGCCAAACTCACAGTTGCCATCACCCAGCCACACATCGTATTCCTTTAGAAGAGATTGCTGTCAATCCTACTGCGTTACACAATACCAAATTCAAGAAAGAACAGCGTCGAAAGATGTTGGCTGGTGAGCGTCCACCTGAATGTGATTACTGCTGGAAGGCTGAAGACTCGCCTGGACATCACTACAGCGACCGTGTGCATAAAAGTGCAGATCCTGTGTGGGGACAGCCATACTTGAAAGAGTCAGCACGGATGCCCTGGGACGCTGATGTTACACCTGCTTATGTAGAAGTATCATTCAGCAATGTGTGCAACTTTGGTTGTGCATATTGCAGTCCAGATATCAGTAGTACTATCATGCAAGAAGCCAAACGCTTTGGCCCCGTTAAACTAGACGGTGGTCGTTTTGATCGTGACATTATCAAGTTGGAGCAACAGGGCCGCATGCCTATTCCCAACAGAGAACAAAATCCCTATATTGATGCATTTTGGGCCTGGTGGCCTACCCTGTACCCCAAGTTAAAAGTATTCCGCATCACTGGTGGCGAACCCCTGTTGGCCAAGGACACATTCAAGGTATTAGATTGGATCATTGCTCATCCCAACCCCGAACTGGATCTTGCTATCAATTCAAACTTGGGAGTAGATGAAAAACTACTAGACGAGTTTTTGGAAAAAGCCAACTACATTCAAGAAAACAATTTAGTAAAAAGCCTAAAGATCTTTACCAGCTGTGACACATGGGGCAAGCAAGCAGAATATATTCGCACTGGTTTAAATTATAATCAATGGTATCGCACACTATGGGATATTACACTACGTTATCCTGCGTTGAGTATCAGTGTCATGGTCACATTTAATTTGTTGAGCATTCCACGTTTTGAATCATTCCTACGTGACATGTTGACAATACGTCAATCGCCTTCAGTGGTAGTTAACAATTCTGGCATGCGTGGAGTTGGCTTAGACTTTCCGTATCTGCGTCATCCGCGTTATTTGAGTACCTTGATTGCTGATCCCTATATGATGGTATTGCTTGATCGTTCCATTCAGTTCATGCGTCGGAATACAGCTACCTTTCAACAAGTGGATTATCATGACGGTTTTTATCCACACGAAATAGAAAACTTACAGCGTGTGTACAACATTGCGTCAGCTGAATGGCAAGGCAGTTTACAAAGTCAGATAAGTAGACGTGACTTTTATTTGTACATCACTGAACATGATCGACGAAATGAAACTGACTTTAAAACAGTGTTTCCGGAAATTGGTTATTTTTACGATCAGTGTCGACGAGAATATGAAGAATCACAGGCTGCTAGAGAAGCGGCTGAAAATAAAGACAAAGAATAATTATGAAACGTGTAGCAATGATTGGATTAGGCAAGCTGGGCTTGCCGTGTGCAGAAGTAATGGCCGAGCATTACGATGTTTGCGGATATGATATTAACACAGTAGACCCAACACAAACTGTTGTTATCAAAGACTCTATTGCAGAAGCTGTCAAAGGCGCTGACATTATCTTTGTTGCAGTTCCTACACCCCACAATCCACAATACGGCGGTGAAACTCCTATCTCTAATATGGCTCCGTGTAACTTTGATTACACGCCAGTCATTAATGTCTTTGAACAAATTAATCCGCATGTGACACAGGATCAATTGGTAGTGTTGATCTCTACTGTATTGCCTGGCACTGTTCGAGAAGTTTTAATTCACTATTTGACTCGAGCAAGATTTATTTACAATCCATATCTCATTGCCATGGGTTCAGTAAAATGGGACATGGTCAATCCTGAGTGCTTGATTATTGGCACAGAAGACGGTTCAACAACAGGCGATGCACAAGAGCTTATTGAATTCTACAAGCCATTGATGAAAAATGAACCACGTGTTAACGTGGGTACATGGGACGAAGCAGAAGCTATTAAGATTTTCTACAATACGTTTATTAGTGCCAAGATTGGTCTTGTGAACATGATTCAAGACGTTGCAGAAAAGAACGGCAACATCAACGTTGACGTAGTAACAGATGCACTCAAAGCCGCAACACAGCGTATTACAGGACCACGTTACCTAACAGCAGGTTTAGGTGACGCAGGTGCATGCCATCCACGTGACAACATTGCTTTACGTTGGCTAAGTGGCAAGTTAGATCTAGGTTACGATATGTTCCATGCTATCATGAGTGCCCGCGATAGTCAAGCTCAAGCCATGGCCAGTAAGCTAGTAAAACTTGCACAAGAAAACAATCTTCCTGTTGTGATTCATGGTAAAGCATACAAACCATATGTGCCTTACACCATTGGTAGTTATAGCTTACTAGTAGGACATTTTGTAGAACATGCTGGAGTAGAGTTACACTATGTAGATCCTCTAACAGGCGACACTGAAGCACCTGCTGGACCAGCTGTGGTCCTAATGGCACACAATCCTGCTATTACATACGCAGGTACAGGAGTAGAAGTTCTAGCAGACGAGTTTTACTATAACATTGCGCCGGGGAGCATCTTAGTTGATCCATGGCGTACAATTAAATCATTCCCAGGTTGCCGTGTAGTGCATTATGGTAACCCCAAGTACAGCTTGCCTACAATTAATGGGCGCATTTTAAATCCTGTCAACAGCAGTACTCTTTTTGTTGAAATGCATGCTGACTTTAAGTTTAAAACTGACCACACAAAGCCAATGACATATTTTACTTTGGCTCCAATTAATGCGGTCAACAGCGATGAATTTGCTGAAGAATATATCAACCTTACTCGATCACGCATTGGCACATTCAAAGACTCCGATCGCATTGTGTTTATTACTCCCAACGAAGGTATGATTGCACATGCCTTTATGTGGCAAATTAGACTAAACAAATTTTGGCCCGAATTGTCAAAGGAACAATGGTACTATGCCAATGAACTACAAAGTTCTGGGCAAGCATTGGCCATGGCCAATAAGACTGAAGAAGATATTAACTTATTGCATTTTGTATTAATTAACCAATGGGTTAAAAAGAATATACCTGTGACACATGATTACAATAACAAGAAAGCCACCTTCCTAAGCTACAATCGTGTTATCAAATCACATCGTTGCCACTTAGTAGGTGAAATGTTACACAACAACCTGGTTGAAGGTAACATGATTAGTTTTGTACCAAGCGGAGAACTGTATCCAGGGGTTAGCAAAACTGCCACTGACGTTGTACAAAGTTCATACCTACGTCCCGAAATAGTCGAACGTATATTACCTTTACTAGATAAACAGTTAACAATTGACGAGTATGATGTAACACAAAATGGTCCGCAAGTTAGTAATCACTACGAACAATCATTGTTGAGTGTTATTACAGAAACAACATACGAACATGGTGATGTGTTTATTAGCGAAAAAACATTCCGTGCTATTGCACACGGGCACCCATTTATCATTGTAGGACCTTCGCAGTCGTTGCAAATGCTCAGAAGCATGGGATTTGAAACTTTCAACGGGATCATTGATGAGTCGTATGATCAAGCATATAATCCCAATGTGCGTATGCAAAAGATCATTGCTGAATTGAAACGAATTAATTCACTTGGTGAATCTGCCAGATTTGATCTTTACCATAAGCTAATGACAGTTGCTAATCGCAATAAAGAAAAGTTCGACAGTATGGTACAGGACAAGAATCAAAGTACATTCTGGCTTTTTGTTAAATCTTTAACTCAGTAATATGCTAGTGTATGCTGTCGAAGATCGTGTTATGGTGCCATACATGAGCATTCTTAACGAAGTAGCGCATTTGCGAATAGGAGTATGTCCTCTACGTGCAAGCGACTATGACGGAAACTTTGTCAAGTTCTATTCGGAAAAAATACAGCTCATTGGCTCTGTTGATCGACTCATTATTGATGACTATACAGAAGCAATGCCATTAGATCAAATTGATCAGCTTATTGACGAAGTTGTTACCTTATGTGGTATACCAAGAGAACATATTGTATTTGTTAATAGTGGAGAGTATAGCAGTCAACATGTCATTTCGTATCCAACATTTTATAGTCTCAAAGACTTTAGACTTTTAAAGTATGAACAGCATACAGTTGTACAGTGGGAACACCGCGATAAATTATTGCTGAGCTTATGTAGAAGACCAACTTGGTTTAGAGTAACACTAACAGAAGAATTAATCAAACGTAATCTACTAGAATATTCAATAGTCAGTTGTGGATCAGATAGTGACTCAGAATCTGACGGCTGGCAAGAGTTGTTTGTGACTCCAGAAATGCAACACTATTTTCCACTACTGGTTGATGGCCTTGTGTCTCGCAATCAAGAGGCTTTTCTAAATGAAATAGGATTTAGCCGTGCATTCATTAATGTAGTTTCAGAAACAAGTCATGACAAGCAGCCGGGTTGGGCTCCTGCGCTACAGAAATTTTTTGATGATAATCCAACAAAACCTGCCCCAAACGGTGTACATCATTGGGAAAGAGTGTTTGTTACAGAAAAAACAATCAAAGCAGTGGCCATGCGGCAGATTCCAATTTTTAATACTGTTCAACATCATGTGCGTTTATTAAGAGCAATGGGACTGGACATGTTTGATGACGTCGTTGATCACAGTTATGATGAAATTGAAGATCCAGGAAAACGAATACAAGCCGTAGCAGATCAAGTTGAACAGCTATATCGTCGTGGTCATGACTATTTTAAAAGTATTCCAAACATCAAAGAGAGATTGGAACACAATGTTAGATGTATTGATCACCAGTACAAGATACGTCTGCAAGATGCAGAACACAAAATTAGGGAATTTTTAAATCATGGGCATGTCACCTTATAAAATGTTAGACAATCAATTTCAGGACTTACTTGCAGACCAAACAAGGCTTGTGGTAGAGATTGGCAGCGAACGCGGAGAAGGTAGTACTGCTTACTTTAGGGATTGGGCACATGCACGTGGGGCAGATTTCCACACTGTGGATGTTACAGATGATGCACAAACACACTTCGCTAATAATTCTGCATTTGGTGGAGTAGGTGATATCAACTTTCACACCGTTGATACTGGACATGCGTGGTGCAGAGATGTGTTGCCAACCTTGGGCAAACAAATTGCAGTGCTATACTTGGACAACTTTGATTGGATTGATCCTGTCAATTTACAGTACCAGTGGCTTCATGATCAAATTGCGGCTTATGCGGCCCGCGGTGTTGTAATGAGCAATGAGAACAGCCAAGAAGAACATAAACTGCAAACACTATACTGCTTGCCTTACATGGCACCACAAAGTATTATCCTTATTGATGATACGTATCAAGACATTGGCTCCCCAACTGGATGGGGCGGCAAGTGTGGTACAGCAATTCCTCTAATGCTTGCTGCCGGATATGCTATAGTAAACACCACACAGGGCATTGTTTGCCATAGAGGAATAGAGTTTAAATATCCTTGACCAAGCGTTGAACAATTTCTTCGCAAGTGAGAATTTCATTTGCGTGTTCAATGCCCTTGCCAATAAACACATGTCCAAGACTTGGGCTTTTTATACCAGCCATTAAGCCCCGTGTATTGTTATGATTGTCCCCTGGGGTTTCAGAGAATACAACTGCATTTTGACTATCAGTATCTGTTTTGCCGTTGTCTAGTCTTTTAACATCGGCCGCGCCGGACGCTACTAATTTGAGTTTTGTTTCTGTGGAAATTTTACTTTCGGCACTAACAGCAAACATAGTACCAATTCCTACACCAAATGCACCTCGATCCATGTAGTATTTTAATTGCTCACTGGTACCAACGCCACCTGATGTGATCACATGTTTTGAAGGGAACATGGCAGTGTACGTTTTAAACAACTGCTCTAGAGTTTCTCCTGTTAAGTTGCCACGACCTGCACCATCAGGGCCTTTAAGGATGATGCCGTCAGCACCTGGTGCCAAATCACCAGGCATTAGGGTCTTGGTAAACACCATAGTGCCGTTGTCTCTTAAGCGTGATATTATTTTGGGCAAAATTACATGTCGACGATTCTCAGCGTCGGGCTCTAGGTCTTCGAGAATGATTTCTACTGCACGTACACGATATGACAACAGTGCATCCATAAAGCCATCAAGATCTATTAAGGCGCTGATATTGGTGCTGATTAAAATCGAAGCATCACCAACAGCGGTCTGATAATCTTTAAGGTCACGTTCGAACAATGCTGGATCAATGACTCCTAATTTTACAAAGTAATTAAAGATACTTAGGCTGGGGAGGCATCCGGCCTTCCTAACTGCTATTGCTAGATTCACATCCGACACTTTGTTCATGGCCATGCAAGCAATTGGATACTTGCAATCAAAAAATTTGGTAAAGGTTTGCATACGATATTTATTCTGAAAACTCTGGGCCGTGTGTACCAATAAATACAGCTATGAAAATAGTAATTGCCACTGGGGGTTTTGACCCTGTTCATTCTGGGCACATCAAGTACCTGGAACAAGCTCGTTGCCACGGCGACAAATTAATTGTAGGATTAAATTCCGACGCCTGGCTTGAACGCAAAAAAGGAAGGCCGTTTATGCCCTTTGCTGAAAGGCAAGCAGTACTTGAAGGACTACGATGCGTTGATGAAGTTGTAGCGTTTGATGACAGTGACGGCAGTGCTATCAAATTGTTAGAAGGCATTCAAAAGAGCTATTCCTATGCTGAGATTGTGTTTGTAAACGGCGGGGATAGGACTGCGGCAAACATTCCCGAAATGACTGTTAAGAATGTGTTGTTTAAGTTTGGTGTAGGCGGGGACAACAAAGCAAATTCAAGTTCATGGATCTTAGAGGAGTGGCGAGCACCAAAAACTCAACGCCCTTGGGGTTATTATCGTGTGTTACATGAAGTTCCTGGAACAAAAGTCAAAGAACTCACTGTTATGCCGGGCCAGAGCCTAAGCATGCAACGACATCAGGACCGCAGTGAACATTGGCATGTAAGCGAAGGGCGATGTGTAGTTAATTATAAAGATGCTCAACTAACACTTGAGGCTCACTCCAATTTGTCTATCCCTGCTGACTCATGGCACCAATTGACCAATCCGTTTGATCAACCCTGCAGGCTCATTGAGATCCAATACGGCACCCGTTGCGTAGAAGAAGATATTGAACGAAAAACTGCTTGACACTGCATCCAAGCTCGTGTATACTTACTAGGTAAGCCTTTAACTAACCGGAGATATACATGAGCTTTTCACCTGAACAAATTGCAAAACTGAAACGAGTGATCCAGGAAGGGGTCCAAGTCAAGCGTGAGATTGATGATCTTAACGTGGGCCTTAAAGAAACTGTGGCGGCCATTGCTGAAGAAATGGAAATCAAACCAGCAGTACTTAACAAAGCCATTACCAAAGCGTTCAAGGGCGACTTTGACAAGGATCAAGCAGACCTTGACTCAGTTGAAGAAATCCTAGAAGTAACTGGTAACAAGCTGTAATGCTTCGCCTACTTAACAGTGTAGGCAATTACATACGAGAGGATTGGCAAGAAAATCCAGTACGCTGTGTGCTGGAAATCCTTGCCTGGTTTCTAAGTATTGGTTGCAGTATCGCCATGATGCTGACTGTGCCAACTCCTCCGTTTCTGATACTTTACCCGCTGTTCATTATACAATGTGGTATCTTTGCATGGGCGGCACGTACTCGTGGTAGTGTTGGCATGCTGGCCAACTACCTATTGCTTGTTACTATTGATTCAATTGCCTTGGTAAAGATGTGGATGCAGTAATATGGAACAGCGTGTTACCATACATCATTGGAGACATGAAGATGGGTGGCACAATGTGCCTGCTATCCTGCGTAAAAGTGATAGTCCTGAACGAGAGTTTCTTGAAGAAATTGTAGGCTGGCATTGCTGGGTCTACTGCAACGACCATCATGAGTTCATTGAGTGGATGCAACAACATTGTCCAACAGCGGATTGCACACCTAGATTCAATTCAGGTGATCCAATGGTCACTGTACACATCAAAGACAAAGATGAGGCTGCATATTTTATGCTGAACTTTGATGTCTGAGTGGTTAAACTACGATTTGTATATTGGTGATGCTGTTGAGGAAGATGTATACGAATGGCTGTGTGAAAATATTGCGCCAGTGCTGATGACCACACAGGCCGAATACGATTACTTTAAAATGTATCACGGTGACCATGACTTATGGATCATGCACTCCACTGATGTAAGTGATGTTGGTGGTAGCCGTTGGGACACTATAACTCAAATCAGCTTTAAGAAAAAAGAAGATGCTATCATGACCAAGTTGCGATTTGGAGGCTCTATACAATGAGCTGGCTGGTACCAAAGTACGCACTAAAAAAGGGATGGGGACATACTGTTCGTCTCATTGACCCTTATCATGATTCTAATGAATTTGGCAGTGTTGTAGACTACGAAGCCGTAGATCGAATACTTGAATGGGCCACTATGAATTCTTGTGGCACTCGCATAAGTTATGACATGTGGAAATTTGAAACACAACAAGAAGCAGAGGAGTTCATAATGCTTTTTACATTGCAGTACGGAAAATGAGAGTACTAAACAAACGGCTTTGGCCGCACCAGTTTCGAATGCCAGTTGAACACATGGAAGCAAATGCTGACCGCATTGAATGGTTAAGAGAAAACCTGCCGCGGGATGACTGGCGCTT